ATTGTCCTTCAACAAGTCTAGCAACTCCAGCTTTATTACCAAATTGTTTAACACCCTTTGTTCCTGGATCTGTAGTTGCCAACCATTCGTGATATTGCCAAACACCTTTTTCGTCTTTATAACTTAAGGTTAATAAATCGTCAAAAACATTTGTAACTTTGTCTCCAACAGATGAGTTTCTGATTCCAACAATATTTACATCATATCCTTTATTGTTTGTGTCTTCAAACCAAACATAACCTTTAGTCTTTACGGTAGACTCAATCTTTTCTTTAGTGTATTTCATAATTTTATTTATTAATAAATATATGATAATATTTAAAATGACATTTTTTTCATAAAAGTATTTACTTTTAATTTACTATTATATTTATAATAAACTTATATATTATGTTATTAAAAAATGGATCTAAAGGAGAGGATGTAAAAAAACTCCAAACAAAATTAGGACTTACCGCTGACGGCGCATTTGGACCTGGTACGGAAAAAGTAGTAAAAGAATGGCAATCAGCTAATGGATTAACCGCAGATGGTATTGTTGGTGATGGAACATGGTCAAAAATGTTCGGAGCTACCCAAGTCATCAAAGAAGATGTTGTTATTCCTTCAGGTGGATCATTAAATATTGAAAAATTAAAGGGTCATATACCTGATGCAGTAATTGCACAGATACCTGACACTGCAAAAAAATTCAATATTACAAATAACCTACGTTTGGCTCATTTTTTAGCCCAATGTGGTCACGAATCAGGAGGTTTTAAGGCGGTTTCTGAGAATTTAAATTATTCTGCGGATGGTTTGAAGAAAATATTTGGAAAATACTTCCCTGGTAACTTAAATGAGTCATACGCAAAACAACCTGAAAAGATTGCATCCCGTGTTTATGGTGGTAGAATGGGTAATGGTGACGAAGCTTCAAAAGAAGGTTATAAATTTAGAGGTAGAGGTTTTATTCAATTAACAGGTAAGGCAAACTATACAAACTTTACAAAATTTATTGGTGAAGATTGTATTTCAAATCCTGATTTAGTTTCAACCAAATATCCTTTGGCTTCGGCAGCGTTCTTTTTTGACTCAAATAAACTTTGGTCTATATGTGATAAAGGGGCGGATGATGCTACGGTAACTGCAGTAACTAAACGAGTAAATGGCGGAACTATTGGTTTACCTGATAGAATCAAACACTTTAAAGAGTATTACAACTTACTTAAGTAAAACAGAAAACCCCGATCACTCGGGGTTTTTTTATGATATAATATTTATTTCACTTTCTGTTTCTATTACAACTCTTGCTCCACAACTGAGTAATGGTTTTTGATCTCCACTCCCACAATATATAATTCTACTTGGTCCAAGTATTTCAACCTCATTACAATATGTGTTCTTTCTACCTTGTTTTATTGTAATCACAGGTAGATCTGTTTTTTTAGTTTTATTTGACCTTATGCGATGTTGGTTCACATGGATTTTGGTTTTCACACTACTTTAAATTTTTAATTTCGTAATCACCACAAACTCTTGTTGGTGTTCCAACATTATTATTATTATACCCTGGTTTATCATTAAATAAGATACAATCATCACCCGTTTTATTATAAAAATTACACAAGTAATATTGACCCTTATGATCTGTAATTAAGTATTTGTATTTTGAAGTGCAGGATGTCATTAACACTATAAGACCTATTAATATTGTTTTTTTCATTTTATAATTTATGTGATTTTATTTCATTATTTTCTATCCATTTCCAACCTAAAAATAGTTCCATACATTTTCTGTGTAACCAATTTGGTTTTTTCTCCAAATAGATATGGAATCCTTTTCCAGTGCCCATAAAATAACTACCAACATTTTTATTTGTTATTAGTTTTTTGTATTCCAAATATGGTTTTTCTGAATTAACTACCTTATCAATTTTATTTCCAATTTTAGGAACGTCAATTTCTAAAATTTCTCTTTTTATTTTTGGTTTATAATATTTTTTCTTTGGGGTTGTTTCTTTTTTAATTTCTTGTTCTTTCATTTTTTTTATTTTTAATTTGATAATGGTGCTTTAATTTTTTCGTGTGACTGATAACCTTTTAATGTGAAATCACCTATCACATAAGATTCTATTGATGGTCTTGACCCTTCATAAGTTGGGAACTGATTTAAGGTTGGTAATGGAAACGGTTCTCTACCAATCTGTTCTTTTGCTTGTTCAATGTGGTTAAGGTAAAGGTGAGTATCACCCAAGTTTCCAATCAATTCGTCAGGAACCATATTTACTTCTTTTGCCAATATTTCTAATAACAGTCCATATGAAGCGATATTGAATGGGATTCCCAAAAAAATATCACACGATCTTTGGTTCCACATTAAAGAGATTGATCTGGTTGGGACATTAAATTGATTGATTTCAGAATGAGATAAAGTATCAGGTCCTCCACCATTATAGAGTCGATTAAACATTTCTTGACTGACTAATGATCTTCTTTCTTCTAAACTTAACTCTTTTGTATAAACTTGAAATCCATAATGGCAAGGTGGAAGAACCATTTGGTCTAATTCACCCACATTCCAAGCATTCACCATCAATCGTCTTGAGTCAGGATTTGTTTTAAGGTCGTTGATTAGATTTTGGATTTGGTCTATACCAATGAAGTATTCATTACTAATTGAGTCGTGTTTTCTTTCACCCCAACTTCTCCATTGCTTACCATACACAGGACCCATATCAAACATTGAATCGTGAAAAGAATGATTACCATCTTTTACTTTCTGTTTAACCTCTTCTATTGTATATGGTTCTGAACAAGTAGTTTTGTAATTTTTTTCCCAATCACCGTCCCATATTTTACAATTATTTTCCCATAAAAACCTAATATCTGAATCACCACGAAGGAACCATAGTAATTCTGTTGTTATTGTTTTGAACGGCATTTTCTTAGTTGTAAGTAATGGAAACCCCTCACTCATTTTATGTCTAATCTGTCTTCCAAACACTGAAAGAGTTCCAGTACCAGTACGATCTGATTTTGTAACTCCATTTTCAAGAATGTCCTGTAATAAATCAGTGTATTGTTTATCTAAATTATTCATTATTTCTCACCTATAAACTTAAGTGCCGATGTGCTTCCGGCCATGTTGAAGGTAAAAACTTCAGATGAGCAAGTTATATCATTTACCCTAATTTTTAATAAACTACATAGTTTAAAGTCGTTAAGTATAGTGCTTTCCATTAAGTTATCGACTATCCATATAATTGTTCTATCTTCAGAAACTTCCATAGGTTCAGAGTATTTCACATAAGAACCATTAACTAAAAAAGATAAGTCTACCGTTGGGTATTCATCACAAGTATATCCCCCCAACAGATAAAAAAATATTGTCCCATCCACATTTTCTAACTTTAAAACTGATCCATTATTTTCAGCAGTATAACATATCCGATAAGGTTCATCAAACCCATTATTAATATTTTTGTTCATCCATTGTGCGTTAACATTTAAGTTTAACATTAACGCGATACTAATTATTACTTTTTTCATATTTTTTATAAATTTTGTTTTATTTTTAAAATCCTCGTTGGCAATATACCATTGCATTTATTTTTTCTTGTTGTAACCATATTAGGTATCTGAATAACTTTTTCATTTGTCTTTTGTTTTTACTTAGTTTTAATTTGCGATTTATATGAAAAATTCATACTTTTTGCAATAAAAAATTATATCATTTTAATCGTTTAAATTTAAACTATAACCTTCAAGAGTCTCTCTTATTTCTTCTCTGATTTTTTCACAGATTTCCATTTCCTCACTTGATGCTTCTTCATTGGAATAAAACTTAATTCCGTGTTTGGTTGTCGCTCTTAACTTTTGATCAAGATCCCACATTGCCAATTTCCATTTATAACCATCAAGAGCTACTCTAGCATCTTGTGATTCTTCTATCGAATCAAATTCTATTGTTATTTTTCCCATAAAACAAAGTTATAAATTTTTTTATAATAAATCAAGAAACTCGTTGAATTTTACTTTAGATGGTGGTCTTCCATCAATATCACAACAGGTATTGTAATAATTTCTGATTTTGTCAATTACTTCCTCAACTTTAATTTCTTTAAGGCCATCCATTAATGTGTTGTCCCATAATTTAATTTCGTCGTCATCCATATAAAAATCACCATCCGACCCTATGTAAGGTGTTATTTTTTCACTCATGATATTTTTAATTTAATTCTGTATTTCTTTATTTTCAAATTGAGATAACAAAGAAACCACAGTTTCATCAACCAAACTAACGTTATGTAATTCTTTTGATGTTTTATAATCGGAAACATTAATTTTTGATTTTATTTTTTTTTCTCCATCTGTTATGGTAATTTTAATCTCAAAATTTTGTTCCGGTTTTGTTTTCTTATCTACCGGTGGTTTGTAACCAAATTCTTTCTCTTGTCTTATTTCGTTGAGTGTTCTTTTTTTCACGTTTTATGTTTTTAGTAATTTATTTGTTATTCAATACCGTCCTCGAATTCTTTCTCTGCAAGAATACTACCCAAAAACTGTGTTTCATTTTCTAAGAAAACTATATAATTGTTTAATAGATTAATAGAATCTTTTTTACTTTTAATTTGGGTTTCAAGAGAGTCTATTCCGTTATTTAAATTTTTGGTATAAGCATCGCAATTAGATTTTGTCTTACATGAAGTCATGATAAATAACATAACGATCACAGGTAATAATAATTTTTTCATATTTTTAATTTGTTTTTATATTTTTATTATAATCAATTTTTATTGCAATGTCAACTCAGTCATAGGCATTAACCTACTAAAACATCTATAAAAAGTCTATTTCATTGGTTATTGGATTCCAATCAATATTCCAAGGTTTGTGGGAATAAAGATATTGCTCGTTTAACGCAGACGCATTGAAGTAATGTGTGTGTCCATCATAGTAATGTCCGTGTCCGCTATGGATGTGACCACAGATATGGATTTTAGGTTTGATTTGTTTGATTTTCTCTGCAAGTAATTCACAACCCAAGTGAACATTGCGGTTACCTTCAACATCATCCAATATTCCCCAAGCCGGTCCGTGAGTAATCAAGATATCAATTCCTTCAGGAATCATATCCCATTTTGCTTTTAACTCTTCACCATTTTTTGGTAAGTTAAATGCCCAATTGTAGAACTCAGGTTGCCAAGGAGAACCCCAAATTTTAATTTCAGGTCCATCACCATCTTGGATGGTCATTAACTCATCTTGGATATACTCAATAGTTTTATATCCCGTTAAGATACCTTTTACTTTCTCAACGTTGTTTTGGAATCCCCAATCGTGGTTACCCGCAATGAATACTTTATGATCGTAAGTTGCAATTTTATCATACCAACCCGCAAACTGAGTAATCTCGTGTTCGTAACCCATAGAACTTATGTCTCCGGCGTGAATTAACAAATCGCCACCATGTAAATCGTGGTGCACGTGTTTGTGTTTTCCGTGAGTATCTGATAGGATAGTTAATTTCATAATACAAATATAATAAAATAATTTAAATTAAATTCAATTCTATTCTATATTTTTTGATTTTATCTCTAGTTTTTTGATATTCGTCTTGGTCAATAGATTTGTGACCATTAATAATTGCTCTTGTTATTATTAATTCATTTTTTAAAATAAAAGACATTTTTTCTTGATTGGTTAATTCGTAAGGAACAACTTCTGTCCTGATAAACTCTCTAATCATTCCTCTAATATTTTCAATGTGTTCTTTTGGATTTTCTTTTGATCCGTGTACCATAACAGATTTTTGGTAGATTGTTCTACTTAAATCTAATATTTTTTTATCAAACCCCATTTAATTTTTTTATTTAAGATATGTTAATATTCAGAACTTTATTTTATAAAGTTTCGTGTTCTATTTTTTTTATTTTTACAAAATAATTCTTAACCATTTGTTCTTTGGTTTTACAATACTCACCCGTTATAATAAAATCAAATAAAACTTCAATATCTTCTTTTATGAATTTTTTAACTTCAGGTTTTTGTGACCATTTTTGGGTTTCAGGACAAAAAGGATATAACTTTAAAATACCATTATCGTCGTATTTTACCATCCAATCATCATTATGTTTTATTAAATGTCCGACCATAATTTTACATATAAAGACGATATAATTTTTCGGCAATAAACTTTAACTGATTTTCAAGTTTTGCAACTTGTTTTTTTTGATCTTCATTTAGTTCAAAATTTTCGGCTTTTATATCTGAAATTTCATTTATTATCGCCCTATGATCATTCATTAATTTTCCGTGTAATATTTTCTTATCCATAATGTTTTTTTTAATCCCAATACTGAGATAATCTTTCCTCTAAAAGTCGGAAAAAAAGTTTATTTGGTTTATTATAACTATAGTAAGATACTCTTAAACATAAAGTTTTTTTATCTTTAACCCCAATATCAGTAATTGTTTATTTTTTTAAGCTGTGATCAATTAAAATAAATGGTGGATATATTCTAACTTCTGATCCATCACTGTTAAAATAATATGCGACATCTCCGTCAAAACTTATTGTGTCTGTATACCAAATGGCATCATGCATTGGGTTAGTCCCTGAGGTTGGGACATAAACCTTTCCTTTAATTTCATATTTGTATTTTTTTTCCACACAGGAAAAAACCAAAAACGATATTAGTAATATCTTAATTATTTTCATCTTTAAATCTTGTTTTATATTTTTTTTAATTATTAATATTATTTGTTTTATAAATATAACAATTTTACGGTAATTCATCAAACAAATTATCATAAGCTGGTATATCAAATCCTAATATTTCATTTTGCCAATAAGATAACTCAGGAGTATATGTGTCCCAATGTGGCACCATAGAGACTATTTTTGGTCCATTAACCGCTGTATCGTTATCAAATGTTGCTTGTTGTTCAATCTCTTTACCACTACGATATTTTTTAATCATCTTTGGTAATTTTAATGTTCCCAACTTATACATCAAATTGATATTTGCCAATTGTATTTTAGCAACATGTGAAAACTCAACTGATGGTGTTTCATTAAACTTTGCTCTTTCTTGAACATTCAATATCTCATTTTTTCTGTATTGGTATTCCACAGTAATTCTTTCATCACTATCTATTGAACCTTTACGGATTGAGAATATTAAACAATCTGGTCTTTCTGAATAACTACGAACACAATTTCGTTGATGTTGTGATTCTTTTTCATAATCCATAGTTTTACGAAGTAGAACAGGATAATAAGTTTCGTATTTGTGTTCCATAGGTGTTTCTAAACCATCTATATCACCATAGAATCTTTCAACCTCACCTTTTCTGTATGATTGTAAAAGACGACTAAGTTCCTCGTGTTCTAAATTAAAACTACTAATGTTTGTGAACTTAAATTTCACATCCTCACCAAGATTTATTAAATCTCTTTTCATATCTAAATGGTCAAGTAATATTGCCCATTTATTATGTCCGTAAAAGTATTTTATCATGTCTAGAATTCTATCCTTTTCTTTTGAAGTTAAAGGTGTTGACATTCTATTACGTTGGTATTGATTGTATTGATCATAAAAACATTCAAAAAATCTTCCCATTTTATTATCCTCTATTGGAAGACCAAATTCGTCGTTGCTGTAATACTCGTAAAAGTATTTATTTTCAATTTTATTAAATCTATCAATACCCAAAAGGTTGTAAGTCATATGCAATTTATCAAAGTCAACCCAGTCCATTTCATTAAAAATCTGTTTGACTTTGGATCCTTTTAGTTTTAGTTTATCCATTGCAGTCTCCACCAAGTTCATATCAAACTTTTTCAATTCTTTTTTAGAAAAGAATATACCTGTAAATTTTCTCCAATTGTTCGGTATTTTAATTCCATTAACCAAATAGAAAGTTAAACTATAAAAAGACTTCATACAATCCCACTGAAAGTTTTGTGGGTTTTCAATGCCCATTCTATCCCAAATCTTTTCTAAGAAAAAATAAATATACTGGTCTAATTTAACACTTTCATCAATTATAATATTTCTTAAAAGACTTTCAATTGCGTAATATGTTGGGTTTACCTTCATACTACTTCCAATAACTTTCTTTTTTTTAGTGGAGAATGTTCCTGAATAAAACATTTTCTTTTTGAAATTGAAGGTAAAGTAGTTTGTGGATTTTCTTTCTGAGAAATATTTGGAACCTACACCTCTAATTTTTCGGTGAGTCTGAAATTTGATTGATATTTTATCCTCACCCTCTTCTATGAATAATCGTTGTCTATTAAAATTAACAGTAGCACATGGATTTCCAAAATTTTTAACAAAATCTTCTTCTGTAAAACATTGGGTATCAGAAAAAAATCTGTCTCCATTTTTGGTGACATATAAATTTAGTAAATTTTTATATCCAAGACTATTTGTATCTTTTTGATATATGTCGCAAAAATTATGATATAGTTCAGTCCTATAACTTTTTTTCTCAACTAACTTATGAAATGTTTTACCTTCTACTTCTAACATAAAACAAAGATACAAAAAAATTATAAAATAACTAAGATTTTTTCATAATTTCATGTCTTTTTTTAAACTGTAATAAAATAAAAATTAAATCGTCAAAATTTTCAAAATCCCATTTTTCGGTTTTTAAAACTAAAAAATTTTTATTTTCACAATTTTCTGTTTTTATTTCTAATGTTTGAGATAGGTGAGTTCTATTACATCTGTTTGTTGGTTGATCCCAACTTATTGAAAATTTTTCATCACTGATATAAAAACTGTGTTCTGTTTCAATATCTTCTTTTTCTTCCGTATTTTCTATGTTACTTTCAATAATTAAATCCTCTTCAATTATTTTTTTTTTGAATTTTCTCATATTAAAAAATCATTTAAAATTATAAAGTATATTTATAAATCCCATCTTCTAGTTCGACATCTAATGTTCCACCATTTTCAATTATTTTTTCTATTTGTTCAGATGTGAATTTTATATATTCAGGTTCCATAAAAATTTTATTTGCCTGAGTTAAAGATAGTTTTGACTCAGTTAATAAATTAAAAATTGTTTCATTTTCACAATTAACAATTGATGGATATTGTCCTCCAACTGTAACAATAACTTTATCCCCCAGTTCTATTTTATCTAAAGAAATGATATATGGTTTTTCTTCTACCATAATAAGTTTAACTTTTTGTTTTTTATTTTCGTCCATATTTAAAGTCTTAAATTATTTTTATTATTCATAGTTATAATATAATCCATTAAGTTTTTAACTAAAGAATTAGCATCTAATTCGTTATATAACTCAGGATATCTATCTTTAAGAATTTTATTTTCTTCATATTCTCTACAACTTGAAAGTATGTCAGATAACATGGTTTTTAACATGTGATCTTTATTATAAGTATTATTGATTTTCTTTTCAAGGACTTCACCCTCCAATTCTTGACAATATTCTATCAATTCAATTACTTCGGGTTCATCCATTAGATGTATATTATTTTTGAATATTTGGTTTATGTTCTTCATATTAATTTTATAAATCCCAAATACTTTTTTTACCTTTCTTTGGGAACTTGAGTGATAACCACAACATAAACTTTTTAATCATTCTACTCATCTTTCAAAAACTTTAATATTTTTTCTTTAATACCACTTTGTTTGATTCCCTCACTTGCTTTTGGTGTTAGAACAAAATTAGATAGACCGGGGTTTTTATCATCATCTTTACTATGTGAAAAGTTTTTAGATAAAAACTCAATACTCATGTTGAGGTCATCAATTGCAACCCAATGCGTAACTTCGGGATGGTTCTCTAACCAGTGTCCGATCTCCATACTTCGTTCTATTTCTAAATCAGCACGAAACCTAAACGCATTCCATTCTCTTGGGAATATGTCTTTGAACATATCCGTTACTGCAATTGGTCGTTTGATGATTCCTTGACTTATGTAGTAATCGCCAAGTTCCTCAAGTGTTGCATTGTATCTCCAATCTGAACTTACAACTATTTCAGCACCGGTTTCTTCAAGTATTTCATTAAGGACCTTAATTGCCTTCTCATCAAAGTTATCAAACCTACAATCAATAGGACGATTTGTAAATTCAACATCAGGATTATCCTTATGAAAATTTGCCCATTTCTTTGCTCGTCCACCCCAATTATTGGATAAACAAATCACACCATCATTATCAAGTAGTATTATTTTCATCACTTAAAGTGTTTTCCGTGTTTACCCCAAACCCCAATACATAGGATTAAAAGAATAAACAATATGGTCATAATTAACATAACACAAAGATAAGTAAAAGAATTAAATAAAAAAAGGGAATTATATAATTCCCCTTAAATTGTAGACCTCATCCAACCAACTCATCATCCTCCTCATCTACCTCATCTGTTGTGACTCCCCTTAAATCGTAGGCCTCAGACAACCATTCCTGTGTGACTTCCTGTATTTCAGAGTAGTTAAATCCAAAAACTTTTTCTAAAAATGACCAAATTATACTATAATTGATGTAAACAAAATCAAATTCATCATCGTAAACCATTAGATTATTTCCTATTTCATATCTAAATAAAGTCAAATTAGGTTTTTCTTCACTATTAATAACATCCAAATCATTAAATAAATTAAGAAAATCTATTGGTGATTCAATTCCAACAAGTTTTTTAAGATTATCAATCCCCCCAACCAATCCGTAAACACTTTTCCAACCATCTTCTTTAATCATATCAATTAAAGATCCCTTAACAGAATTTTCTTTAATTAACTTTTGTTGACGTTCTGAAATTATTATTTTCATATATGATAAATACTTAGTTAAATAAAAAAAAGGGGGAGTAGCGAATTCCCCCCTTTAAATCGTTACCCTAACGGATAACGGCCCTAAAGCCCATCAATTAAGATGGGGTCTCTTAAAAAAAAATCCCCACATATTTCAGTGGGGATCAATTTCACCTAGGGGTGGGATTTTCAACCTGTGTCGGATTACGCCAGACACCCTACGATTGGTATTTTTTAATGATTGAACCAATAACAATCAATTGTCTTACAAAGATAATACTTTTTTACAATTCCACAACTATATCCCCACTTTTACATGAATTTTCTTTTAAATTTTCTTTTTTACTTCTTGGTCTAACACCAAAATATAAAAAGTTACCGTCATCAGAAAAAGCAGAACTAACAATTTTTAATTCATTACTATCTTTTTGTATGAGAAATTCAATAACATCAAAGTATTCCTCATCTTCATTATTAACCATTCTTTTTGTAAATATGATTCTTTTATTACAAGGATTGTGCGTTTTAAAGCTATCAATAATCTTACCAATATCTTTTTTAATTATCGGTATCAATAACTTATCACTAACACCAATCCTATAATCGTTATCTGAATTATTTTTTTCATAAAACAAATCAATATTTTCCTTATACGAATTATCCCCATGTCGATCAAACCACTGATGGTATGTGGATATTATATTATATAACATTTTATCATAGACTTCACTACCTTTTTGTTTAGGAAATTTTCTTTCCTCCAAAAGATATTCTCTGACAATTCTTTCTATTAATGTTTTCATATTCTATAAATATAAAACCCCACCTTTTTGAGATGGGGAAATTTTTATAAATTATTTTATAAATCTTAAATAATAAACTTCACCTAATAATAACATTGATATTGTCGACATTACAAACCCTAAATAATTACTAACATAAAATGTCCAGACCATTATAAATAATAATATTAAAAATAACGGTATATAATAAATTCCTTTTTTCATTTTCCAAATCCTACTTTTTTAAATTCTTTAATTGTTGGTGCTTTTTTTAATCCTTCGAGGTTATCCATCACTTCCTCAAATTCTCTTCCCATAACTATAGTTGAAATTACAACTTCTTTCAAGTGTGAAAGAGACATTCCTTCAGTTCTTTTTACCCATTCATCAATATTAACATTTTTCAAATCATCTTCTGTTAATTTGTGACGGATATAAGCGTTTCTAATCTCTTCGTTTGGAAGTTCCACTTTGTATCGTCTATCAAAACGAGATGGTCTGTTTGTGATACGGTCTTGTAGTTTCTCAGGATAGTTTGTTGTTGCAATATAAACAACGTCTTCAATTTGTTTCACACCGTCAAGAATGTTTAATAACTTACTTGTCGCATGATTATTTTCGCCGGCAATTGAATCAATATCTTCCAACAAAACAATTAAAGGTCTGTTGGTTTCAATTTTTCTAAATGTTGCAATGAAATCAATAAAGTATTCAACATCGTCATGATCTTTAATGTTTAGAATAATCCCATCATTTTCAATTAGTTGTTTTGAAATTAACTGTATGATTCCTGACTTACCACATCCTGGTTCACCATACATTAGAATCCCACGCTTATGAACAAAATTATATTCTCTATATTTGTCACGACGATCCCAAAAATTTTGGATATCCTTGAGGATATCTTGGATCTCATATGAAGGTAATTGGTATAACTCATCTGTTTTAAATGGTTGTTTTTTTATTGTGTTACAATTTAATTGTCTATTGTAAATGATTTCATAAATTCCAGCCGGAACTTTTGGGACGGATGTAAATGCGGGGGCAAATTCTTCGTCTTGTAAAGTTCCCCAACATGTTGGTGAATTAGTTGGTGTCTTTGTGTCATCGTTTTTAATAAATCTATTTCTTGTCATTTCTATATTATCCATTTCTTCAATCATTTTTAACTCTTCAATATAATCATCAATTTCGTTTTCTCTCATTGTATAATATTTTTTTAATTTTATGTTTCTGTTTCTGTTTCGTTTAATGATGTTCCAAGTATATATAATTCAAAAAATATGGTAATTACTATAGGGAAAAACCCACTAAATAACCACCAATTAAGTGGATTATAATCATTCTCAATCACTAACATTATGGAATACCACAAAAAGTTTTTTGAAAAGAATGCAAATTTGTTTAAATCTTGTTTCATTTTATTTAAATGTAATTAAAAAAGTGAACTAATCAATTCAATTTATTTATAGTTAAGTTTTTTAATTAGATCTATAAAAACATTTTGTTCTGTGTTGTGTTCACCCAAGTTATAGTTAGTTCGTTTACCTGATTGTGAACATATTGACATCATTAAAAATCCAAGTTCGGATATATAAAACCCAATAAGTTCATGTTCTTCAGAGTTTAAAATTAATTTAGGGGTGTTTTTTTTATTTTCCATTATCTTAATACGTATTAATTTTTTTTAATTTAATAGTAAGTAATAAAAGTGACTCCATCAATGGGAGTCACCTACATTATTTTTTTCACAGAATATACTATAATCAGGGTTGATCACTTTACCTACTTTGTGTCTATCACCAGTAACAGATTTAACAACAACACCTTCGTGTGGAACTTTGGTTCCCTCTATATTGTTATTGAATACGTATTTATCTTGTTTTTCTTTAGACCAAGTCCCCAAATAAAGAACCTCAACTCTTTGTAATCCCAAAGATTTGAAAACGTTCTTTTCATCGTAATAAGGTCGGTAATTACCATTTAACTCAACATCAAAACCAGCAAATTTAACATCAGTTAAACCATAATCATAATTTTTTTGTATACCATGACCATATATCTCACCATAGATGATTAACCCATCACCCAAATAGTCAGGACTACCATATGTCTTAACATAATCCCATAGTTTATCTTTTATTTTGTAATTATCTGCGATTGTTTTCCATACATCTGATTTGTAAAACCCTTGAGAGTCAGAACCTTTCTCTACGTTGTGAGATCCATAAACATATTCGTAGTTAGCCCATTTGTTTCCAAATAACTTTCTTACATAATCCCACAAGGATAATCTTTTCTTTTTAACGATACCATAACGAGCATTTGTTCCGTGAAGTTTACGAGTAAAAGTAACTATGTCTTCCTCGTTAAACATTTCAGGTACATTCTTTAAGTTGGGAAACTTGTAGTAAACATGGAAGTTAGGGTTTTGGTGGTATTTGAATTTTCTACCCCCACTTAACTGGACCATTTTAACTGGTGGTTCGTATTTAGTGACATTAAGTAAACCCATCATATCTTGTCCATCAACAAAACCATTGATAGATATTTCTGATTTAAATGTATATTTTAAAGATATGATTAAACACTCTGAGTAAACTCCACGAAGTTTAACAGTTCTAACTCTCTGACCCTTTCTTAAGTAACCAGTTACACCAATTAAGTCGGATAACTCAACAGGTATAACCGCATCGGTGGTCGCAACAACAACCAAATCATCAACTTTATATTCTCCTTTTTTAGTTATGGCATTCCAACCATTAACCATAACAAGTTCTATGTTATCTGCCCCTTCTATTGGCTTAACCTCTCCGATTGCACCAACATAACATACACTATTTAAATTTTCCATTTCTTATACTTTTTCAAATTCTTCTTTAACTAAATTTATTTCTTCATCCAACTTTTCAAGTTCTTTGATCATCATTTCTTTTATAATCTCTTTATCATATAATCCCACTTCACCTGGCGTTCGGAATTTACCTCCATACGTATAATTAATCTTAACCGCCAAACTACAAGATTTAAGTGCGGATTCCAATTTATGTTTCCGTGTTTTTAACCTTTCAAGGTTTTCTTTAACTTTTTTTGCTTGTTCAAATTTTTCTAATTCCATAATTTTATTTTTATACTGTATGTTCAATTTTAACTCTTACACAATTTTGTTCCATTCTATTCAAGTGTCGGTAATTGTTGATGTAACCCATCATGTTTCCACTACCCACCGCATTTGCTGAATGAACCACAACTTCAACAATATGTTTACCATCTAACCATTGATTCACTAACCACTTGGTGCAATCCATACCAGTTTTTTCTGTTATATTATCGTAATTGATGGTGTAGTTTTTTACAACGCCGTAGTGCCATTCTCTCATTGCACTATCACCCAAATCGTGATCCAATGAAATTAGTTCAATGTTCTCTAAACCAATTTCATTTATCTTACTAACAAATTCATCATAAGAACGAACAACCACCCAACTTGGATCTACCGGTGTACGAACATCATCTAGATAGATTTTTACTTTTGTCATAATTTTTTATTTTTTAATCTTCACCATCTTCTTCAGAATATTTTACCTTCATAGATCTTGGTTCAGTAAAATCCCATGTCTTACTTTCAAACCCTGTAACCCATTCATTAAGATCTTCTCTTGTCCAAATTGGCGCAAAAGAAGGGCGATATTTAAATGGTAAATTTTTACTTTCATCCCACTCATCAAGTCGTTGTGTTACATCATCAATAAAGTTTTTTTCTTTGTTGTATTTAACCCAGTCACGGTAATCATCTTCTGATTTAATAAACATAACGTCACCATAATTTTGAAACTCCATTTCAGGAAATTCTAAATTTGGATTGTTGGTATAAACATCAACAATACCATTGTCACCATAATATGAATCACAAAGTTCTTTTAAACCATATAAACTACTTGGTTTTTCTTCCCATACACTACCAAACTGACGAACAGAACAGATATACAAATACCCATCTTCATAGGAATGTATTTTTCCTTGAATTTCATTTCTTAATGAAATAAGTTCGTCCATTGTTAGTTTGTCTAAATTCATTTTGCGTATTTTCTTATTAGTTTGAATATCTCTGTAATATCAGTAAATTCAGATGGTGGACTATCGTTTCTACCTGGTAAAAATATTAATGTAAACCCGTGATTCCCTTCAAACTTTTCAGTAACTCTTTTACCACAGATCTCATCAATATAAACCCAAGGAAAGTTTCCTGATAGTTTTACATCAATACCGATTTTTTTTAATCTTTCTACAAATACCGTGATTTTATCACCAGTTAATTTTGTGCTTGTTTCTGTTTCCATATCTACATATGTTCCAAATTTAGTTTCTATTGTTTTCATAACAATTTATTATTTTAAAAATCTTCACCTAAAGATTTTATTTCATCCCTTAACTTGGCACACTCATCATAATTCTCTTTTTCAAGATTTAGTACCATAAATGCTTTTAACCATTGAATATACACATCTTTATCCATATGAAAATTGTCACCATTTTTTACATTAATTTCTATTTTATCTTCTTTTTCCATTCCACAAATATACATATTATTTTCTAATAATGTTTACTACTTCTATTATTAATTTAATTTTTCACCTATTCTAACTATACCTTCAACTCTTGCAATGTTATTTGAACAATCGTCATGAGTTTCTTTTACACCATTTTGGATGATGTCATCAACACCCCACTTAGCAGTACGCCGTAGTGTGCCAATAGTCTCTTTCACCCCATTTTGAATGGTGTTTTCAATTTTAGAATCTTGACTCATTATTGTACTTTTGGTAAGTTTCACCCCATTTTGAATGGTGTCTTCAACGTCAGAGTCATCAGGCCTCAATCCCTCCTCGGTGTGTTTCACCCCATTTTGAATGGTGTCTTCAACGCTGAGTAACTCTTTATATAATACACTAGAGATATCTTTCACTCCATTTTGAATAACGTCTTCAACATATTGGTCTTGATCGAAAAATGGGTCAAAAGCCTCTTCAACCTTTGGCATTCCCAAAAATCTTGACTCAAACCATTTTTGAATAAGGTCTTTATCTTCAACACAATCCAAACCAATTAACTCCATCTCATCTTTAAAGAAGTTATAGTTATACCATAGAGTTTGGTCTTTAGTGTATTCAACAACCCATTTCATCTCATTGGTAAAGATTAACCACAAACTATCGTTATGATTATATCTATCAACCCCTTGACTTGCATCGTCAAACAATTTAAAGATAATTTTTTCTAATTTTTTTCCTGTTGGGTTTATCATCTTAACACATATGAATGAATTACTATTACTAATTTACCATCGAATAATGCTCGGTCCGTTTGAATGTCAATATCCATCATACCCAAGTCTTCCTTGAGTCTATTAGCTTGAACTTCAACCTCGTGTTCAGCATCTTTTTCATTTTTGAAAAACCCAAAGTAGGAATCACAAGATCCAGTCTTATCACACACTCCGTAAATTACTTCTCTTTCTTTCATCTTTTTTTTAAATTATTATCATATACTTCTTAACAACCCTTTTTTATAATCCATGTAATCTTTCTCATACTTATATGGCCAAGCGATTAAATAAGTGTTTCTTTCACTCTTTGGATAAGTAAAAAGATTGTTTTTTAATTTTTTTTTAAGCTTTCTCGGTAATCTGAACTTTTTGTTTTTTTGATCCATAACATTCTAATTTTATATTTTTAACATTCCATAAATCTTTAACCCCTTCGGTCATATGACAATTATGTTTTTTACCAGTCCTTTGACCAAATTCAACAATCGTATCATTATGACGATTACGAATAACGTGGGGACATTCTTTGCATGGATTTATCATATAAGACAAAGATAATAAAATTTTTCTAATAAAAACAAAAACCCCCATTTTTTATTTGGGGGCTTTATATTCTTTTATTAAATATTTTAGAAATCCTAATTACCTTATAATTCTTTTTATACTTCCGTCCTCATAAATTTCTATAATTATTCCGGTTGCATTCTCATTAACCTCTTGACCCGCTAAATTAATTCTCTTAGCAATGATGTTTATTCTATCTCTATTGTTGATCGCTATTGGTCCAAATACCTCATCCACACCATCTATATCGTATTGATGTAATCTGTAGTAGTTGATAACTTGAGATACATCTTTATCTTCTAAACTATAATCTATTTTTTGAGTTGAGTTACCAGCAGATTGTACTTGTCCAATATCACTCCATTTAAAACCATCCACACTCTTTTCAATAATAAAGTGACTACTATTATGTTCAGACGCTGTTGACCAATATAACATATTTGAGTTAACTTGTTTCTTACCTTCAAACGATAACAATTCAATAGGTAATGCAGACATTCTAGTTACAGAAACATCTCTACATACACTTACTGTTCCACATAGTGAGTTTGTATTAACGTGTATGTATAAGGTATTATTGTTTGTCGGAGTAAAGGATAATGGTCCTAATCCAACAGCAACAACAGTTCCATTATATGCTCCACTTCTTACTGTTATCCAATCAGTTGCAACCGTAGTCATAGCAATATATGGTGTTCCTACCACGGCTCCACTCCAAGTTGAGTATTCACCAGCAAACTGACAAGGTACGGTAGTGTATGATATTCCACCAAATACAGGTAAACTTTGTGTTCCATACGAAATAGTATTAATGCATGGGCCTGGTGTTGGAGGGGCAACACAATTTACATTAATAGAAAAACTACTACTTGTACTATACCCATGAACTAATATATAGTAATTTGTTCCAACCACAGAAGACCATGAATATGAGGCTGATGAACTACCACAAGCAGGACCAAAATCATCATTACCCCCTACACAAGTTAGACTTCCGCACCCTACCCCTGAAAATACAGACATTTTACTATCCCATGCGGTAGCACAAAGATTTGCCGTCATAATTTGTCCGTTTCCTGGAATAACATACCAAACACCGGGTTGTGTTTGACTAACAGAACAAAATCCACCTTCACCCGTTCCAGAGTTAGTTGCGTTTACAGTAGTCCCTGATATTGACTGACCACAAGTAATAGATGTTGAATTACACACTAAATCATTTGATGGGGGTGGTGGTGCAGTACAAGTTAAACATTCAATATAATCTGTCCCACAAGAAGAAGCAGTTCCACAACTTGAATTTGTATTGTAATGAACGTAATAAGTCCCTGATATAGTAGCGGTCCATGTTAGTGGAGAAGGTCCTGAAGTAACCACAGTTCCTCCTGGTGTTGTGTGTCTTACTGTTATCCAACCACCTAAACTATAAGTTGATCTGTATTGTCTACCTGCAACAACACTATTAAATGTATTGTAATCCCCTTGAAAAGTGCATGTTCCAACTGAAAAAAAACCGGGAGTTGATGGCATTGTAGCCGTTAAATACGAATAGGTATTAGTACAAGGTCCCGGTGATACTGATGCACAACTTCCCGCCACTATATGACCTCCTGAAGTTGAGGTTCCAGCAAGTGGTTGAACGGTATTGATTATGGTAGATCCTGCTCCATTGATAACTCGTATACGCATTTCAGAAGGATATGATCCTGATGCCGTGCGGTACACTCGTATTGTTGCCCCCACTGCTGCAGAAAATGTAGAAGAAGTAGGTCCATATCCGGCGCAACTTAAATTAGATAAAACGGTTACTCCATTAACGGAAACGGCCACAGTTCCTCCGTTCCAACCATCGCCCCAAGTGTCGGTTCGTTGTATGGTATGTGAACATGATTGAGAAAATAAGAAAGATGAAAATAGGACAAAAAGTCCAACCAATATATTCTTCATAGTAAAAATAAATAAAATAAAATTATTTACTCTCTTGAAGAATCTTTTTAAGAAACCCCCATATTCCACGGGCAGGTTGAGTTCACTAATAAATACGAATACAATTGGGATTAGTGGTTAATAAATCCTCGTATTGAGCAAACTATGATTTTAGTTTATTATTTAAGATTCCAATTTTTGTATTTTGTTTCAATTTTTCTTTTTCCATATTTTTTTTCCATAATTTGTTGATGAAGTTCCCAATTGATGATTGATTCACTAACTTGTTCATCGTCTTTTGCCATAGCATATAATTTTGATATTTTCTTTAACATTTTATTTGCAACATATTGGAAGTTTTCAATTTCATCTTCAAAAAATTTGGTTGGATTTTTTTCGTATTTCATAACATATTTCAAAAACTTTTGTCTAATTGCATCTGTCTTTTGAATTCCCTCCAAATTTCCTTCCAACCCTGGAGGTAAAATGCCAAGTTGAGTTCCAAATTTTATAACATCATCCATCCCATGTTCCGTCATTGTCATAAACATTTGCATTCTATTATTAACTAAATCAATATAACTTACTTCTAATACTACATTAATTTTTTCATCTATTGTCATGTCGGATGGGTCATCACCAATGTGTTCAATAAGAGCATCTAATCTATCTTCACTTTCTTTTAATTGATTGATGAAGTCTTCAAATGTGAAGTTTTTAATTTCAACGAGTTCTTTATAAACCACATTATTTTCTAAAAATTCTTTGAATTGTGACTTTGTAATATTTTTTCTTTTTAATTTGTAAGCCACTTCAGTTGGCCTTACAAGATTTTCAATACCAGAAATATAATACAAGTATCTAAAAAAAACTCTATCAATTACCGGTATTCCAAAAATACCTCTTCTTTGTGTTGCTTGATATTCAGCGTCTTGACCAATTAAACCAAATTGTTTTGATTGTTTATCATATTTGTGTTTTATTTCATGAGCTAAAGATGCAACATGTTCGTCTTTGTCTTCTTCCATTTTTTCAATAAGACCTTCAGGTTTCCAATTTTCACCAACAGCAAATGTTATTGTTAATCCCAAAATTGTTGAAGGTTCGTTTTCTTTCATATAAACATCCCTATTAAATCCAAAAGCACCTCCCATTCCCATTGAGACAATATCTAAGACCCCTTCTTCATCTTCAATCTCCTCAATTTTTACTGTAAGAGTATATGAATCAATTTTGATTTTTTTCTTATCACCTAATTCAAATTCTAATTCACCATCAAAGTTATACTCATCTTGAATGTCTCTTATTGATTTGATGTCTCTTTCAACAATATCATATAACGTATCGGCAGCATCCAAAATATTATCAGGAACCCCTAAAGCTTCGTTAATTAAATTAAGTTGTGATTCTCTTATAATGATTTTCATATTTATAAATATATTGGAGTTATGGTTTAACCCACAAGATCAATAATAACATCTAAGTGGTGATCTCCATTCATCTCTGACTCAACACATCGTTTATCCATCATATGAACGATCTCACTTATACTATATGGATAAAGATTATTACCATCCATACCAACATCCATTTTTTTACCTTTACCAAATCTTTTATTTCTTGGTAGGTGTACGTGCCCATGAAGGTGAATAGAACCTTTATTTAGTTGGTTCCAACTTGATAATGGATAATGCGATAACACAAAATCAACACCACCAATATTAACCTCCAAGTAGTTTTGAATAGATAAAAATTTATCTTTGGTGTTCTCTCTATTTTTTTTTATGTTCTGATCGTGATTACCCAAAACAAGGTGAACGTTTTTACAAACCAAACGATCCAAAAATTGTCCTATCTTTTCAACACCACCAAAAGCCACGTCACCCAAGTGAATTAAAGTATCATCAGGGCCAACCTTCTCATTAATGTTATCAACAATAACACTATTCATTACATCCAAATTAGGAAAATCTCTGGTCGCATCAATTGGAATATCACCATCTATGGTTCTCCAAACCGTAACTCCACGACATATGTTTTTGTGCGAATAGTGGGTGTCCGAAGTAATCCAAACAACCCCACTAGTTAATATTTTATCAAATTTCATTTCTTATATTTTAAACTCAAACCTATCTTTCATTAATTGAATCTTATCTTCTAGAACTCCATGTTTGTTTGTTCCTCCGTGTCTATTTTCCACAATAATAGAGGTCACATAATAACCATACTTAATTGCTAACTCATAATAAGGTTGGAGTTCCCACTCTTGTGTAAATGTGTTTGATACTGCAATTTTTGGTGTGTTTGACTCCATCGCATATCCAACATATTGTTGACACTCTTTATGTGCCTCTTTTATTTCAGATGCAATAAAATTGTAGTTATCGTCATTATCATAAAAATAATGGTCTGCCTCAAACACATTTCGTGTTAATTGTTTTGCAAAAGTTGTCTTGCCACTTCCTGGTATTCCTCTAACTAGATATATCATTTTTTCCATATTACAAATATAATAAAAAATATTTTTATTTACCATAATTTTACTATATTAAAAATATGACATTAAATGAAAATTATTATTATAAGATAGAGGGAAATATAACTATTTGGCCAGGAATTAAATTAACAATTAATGATAAAACAAATAATAATGAAATTGGAAAAATATTTATTTTAGATATTGATGTAATGTATGATCATGACGTTAAAATAAAAAAAATCTTAGAAACCATAGAAAATTATACAACTTATGATTTTTTAAAAGAAACTGTAACATTGTTTTTACATAATTTGTATATTCAAAAAGAATATAGAAATTTGGGGTTAGGAAAAACAATCAGAGGATATACCGAAAATTTAGGAAAAAAATATGGGTATGATTATTTATCATCAATAACAAAAAAAAACAATATTTTTTCACAAAAAATTAATAAAAAATTAGAATATAAAATTCTTAAATCTGACAATGATTATGATTTTTTTTATAAAAAAATATAATTATTAAACCATATCAGCATATTGACCACCAAATGGTGCTCCACCTCCACCACCACCGCCTACAATTGGTTTTTCAACAGGATTTTTATCTGGATTTTTATCTGGATTTACATATCCTTTTTCAGCGCTAGTACATTTATAGGGTAACGTACTATATTCTACCGCATTTTTGCCAGTATTCCACCATTTTTCAAAATTTGATCGATTAACCGTATTGTCCATTAATATTTGTGTACTTGCTCCAAGTTTTCCATCAACGGCCTGATCCAAAATACAAGGTTTTCCTCCACATAACGCGGACTTAAATTTTGTTTTACATACATCCTCCACATCTGTACCAGGTTCTGGGTCTACAGTTTCGACAAAATGCCACCACCACCGTTGGAACGCAATTATATGTTTTTTTTCGACCGCAGTCCAAGGAACTGTTTCCCCACCTGCTACCACAGGGGCTACTACAGGGGCTACACCAGTCATTGCACATAATTCATCGAATGCCTTCTGTATCCATGAGAAATTACTATCAAGCTTATATTCATTGCCATATTTAGTAAACTTAAATTTTTTACTATCACATTTATATTCTACTGTTCCATCTTCACTTTTCATTATTGACTTAACCCAATCACTAACCCAATTTACCTTAACATAGTTACTTAAAAGTGTATTATTTCCTTTTTTTTTCGTAAAAACAGTACCCCAAAGTAATTGTAATTCCCTGTTGGAGTCTTCACCTGTCAATGCTTCAATATTAACCATCGCTTTTAATGAAAGAGTAAATTTAGTACTATCAAGTATTGCACTGTTACCATCAAAATCTGTAAATGTTTTTGCCACCTCATTTATTCGACCCTTTTTGCTATCATCTTCTTTGCCAATTAAAATTTGATTCAAATTCCTATATTGTCTTTCGGTTAAAATTATTTTTCCCATATCTTTTTTTATTGATTCATTAAAGTCATTATATCATTATCGGTTAAAGTTCCTCCAACAGGTATTGTTGCGTTTAATCCAGATACTTGTGATGTTATGGTTGTGGCACCAACTTTTGGTAATTTTGGTAAATTACAAGCGGCAATAACTGCCTTTGTTCCTGATCCAAGAACTTTATCTTCTTTTAATTTATAGTTTCCTTCTGTTCCAGTTCTTGCTTTAGGAAAATTAACTAAAGTGGCATTTAAAATATCGGCCTTACATTCCTCGTTCATCCTTATTTGAATCGCATGTGCGCATTCTTGAGTGGTTCCTGTTTCACAAGCCCCTCTTTTATATCTAGTTGGTTTTTCTTGTTGACCAACTACTTGTTGAGTTGATCCTACATTAGAAATAGGTGCTTCATAATAATAGTCACCCCCAACACCCCAAGTTTTTGATGTTGTTATTCCACTTGAAATTGTTACTGGATCGTCTGTAACGGCTTCTCTAGAAGGTGTGAAAGACTTTACGATATATCCCGTATCTTTTTTATCTAGCGTAAGAATTTTATATTCATATCCTTGTTGTCCACTACCAAGATATTTCCCATCTGGTAATTGTATTTTAACCAAAATTAATCTTTCTTCTGTCAATAGTTTATTTTCAGGTATATATAAATTTTTAGTTGCGTTTTTATGCATATTTATAATACGGTCCTTCTCATTTTCATTAATTACAAATAGATTTTTTTTCATAAATGTTTTATAATAAATATAATAAAAAACAAAAAAAGGTGAATTTCTCCACCTTTTTTTTGTTGACATTGAATTTAATCAATAACTCCACCACTTTGTTTTAAAGATAAACAAAGAAACTATTCTTTATACATCCAAATTTTTAAAACATTTTGTCCTGTAAAATAATTATTAAATTGGCAATTTATAATTTCACCTTGTGTTATATTGTATTCATAAATACCCGCACTTATATGTCCCCAAGGAGTGTTATTTAATGTCAAGGTATAGTTTAAATTATTTGGATAAAAATTATAAGTTGACTGAACCCCATTAAAACTATAAACATTGTTAGATAAAAAAACAATTGTATCTGATCTTAATTCTTGATCAAAGTTTGTATTTAAAACCTTTTTAATAACCCAAGTAGTGTTTTTAAATGAAACCACATTGTCAACCGTCGTGGTATCAGTTATAATTGGTTGTGGGTCTAAAGGCATCTGAGGTGTAATATCTTCCTTATAACAAGAAGATAATAACATAATGCTAACCAATAAATAAAAAATATTTTTCATATTATACTAATGTTTCAATTTTGTTTCTAACTTGTTCTCCAATCGTCACCTCTTTAACGTTTGTTAATATTACAGAGTCTTTTAATATTCTATGAGGAATGTGAACCAAAAAAGTATTCCCATCATAAAAAGATAAATCTTGATTTAAATTTAATGCTCCATCAACCATTTTTAAAAAAATTTTAAACTGCACTTGGTCAACAAAAGATTCGCTAAGTAAGGTTCCAAAATTTTCATTTAGAATATTGATAGTATGTTTAAAGGTGTTTTTTATCATATGTTTTTATTTAATACAAATATACAAATAATATGCTTAACTAAAAACTATTTTAAAATTTTTTTTAATAAATCCATTAGTTCTTCATTATTTTTTTGTTGAGGTAGGTTTTCTTTATTAAAATATTTACACTCAGTATGTTCAAATCCGTCTTTAGCATTTTCTAAATCAGGTTCCATCTTTGTTTTACTTTCTATATAAAAAACAAACATATGCCCTTTTTTTGTTCCATCTTCTTTTAATTTATTTATAAACCCAACAAAATCTATTTTTGTGCTCAATTCAATATTTGTCTCTTCATAAAATTCTCTAATGGCCGCTTGTCCTGGTGATTCACCATCTTCTATTTTACCAGATGGTATGGACCAAGTATTTGGTAATGGTTTTTTTGGCGATCTTTTACAAAGTAAAACTTCATCTTTATTTCTAAGAATAACTCCGGCCCATTTTTTAAATTTAATCATAGATATTTATAAATATGAACGTAGTTATAAATAACAACATTTTTAAAGTAATACCATTGTTTACATCAAAAGATATTCAACAAGGCATGATGAGAAAAAAATTTGACGGTAGTTTTGACGGTATGTTATTTTTTATGGATAAAGGTCCTCATTCTTTTTGGATGAAAAATTGTTTGGTCTCTTTAGATATTATATTTATTGATGAAAACAAAATTAACGTGATACAACACCAATGTAAGCCCTGTAAAACAGAAGAATGTCCAAGTTATGAAGGTTATGGTGATTTGGTTTTAGAATTACCAGGTGGAACTTGTGAGAAATATAATATAAATGATGGTGATTTTATAGAGTTTAAATAAAAAATACTATAAATCAAAATTTAATTGTTTTTTATCATCAACAAATGATTGAACTCGTTTTCTCGCAACGTCACAATAATTTTCAGACAATTCAACACCTAACCAACGACGATCTAAAATCTCTGCCGCTACCATACTAGTTCCTGATCCAGCAAATGGATCCAAAACCACATCATTTTTGTATGACAATATCTTAATTGCTTTTGAAGGTATATCTAAACTAAATGTCGCCTTGGTTAATGATTTAGTATCTGCAAAATAATTCCACTGACCAAACACAAGTTCCATAAACTCTTTCTTATCCTTCTCCTCATACACCACTTTCTTTTTTATAGTCCCATCCTCCTGTTCAATTTCAGTAGGTGTTCCCTTCCATTGTGGTTCTCCTTTAATTTTTTTAATGTGTTGTTTTTTATAAGCCAATATTACACACTCTTTAGGGTTATAAATATAAGGACTAGACGGACTCATCCAAGAACCCCAAGCTGTTGTCTTACTTCTGTGTGGTGATTCTTCCTCAAGATCAACAATACCAAAGAATTTAAAACCAACCTGTTTCATTACCTGATAAAATTCTGAAACAAAAAATACTCTTCCACCTCTGCCTTGAACATTTGTTTCGTAAGGTATATTAATTGATACTCTACCATCATCTTTAAGTAATCGGTAAGCCTCTTCTAACCATTCTTTTGTCCACCCCCAATAATCATCCATAGGTAAAGTATCGATATGGGTATCATAATTAATCCCGCAATTATATGGTGGTGATGTCACAACCAAATCAACACTACCTTCAGGTAAAGTTTTCATTACCTCAATACAATCCCCATTTATTATTTTTCCTGTTTCTATCATCTTATTTAAACTATTTCTGTAATTATCTGTGCTAATTTATACCCTGCGAATGCTCCTGCTGCCGCTGATCCAGGAAGAACTATAAACTTACCTAAAATTGTGTCATACTTTTTCCTATTTACAATATACGAAATTAGAACGTAATAAACAATATAGTTTATTAAAACTAAAAAGTCCAGTTCCTTTGCTACAAACACAACAATAGAGTTTCCAAGAAACCCCCACATAAAATTTATGAGAGTTTCTCGTAGTAATTCATTTGGTGTTGTGATTGCGTCTAAAACTGAGATTTCTTTACTAAAACCTGTTTTTTTCTTCAATTTTTTTGATGTGGTGTTCGAGATACCATAGGGCTTTTCTGAGATCCTCGAGTTCGTTGTATTTTCCTTTTTTTCCTGCACGACTAATATATTTTACTGTATTTCCTAAACTAAATCCTAAATCCCAAGCATCAATCACCTTGATAGCTTCATATTCATTATTTTCTCCCCCATAATGGTTAGGGTGATTAACTTGTTCTATTTTTATCGGTGGACACTGACAGAGTCCGGTGCCACCACATACACATTCATTATCCATTATTCTTCTTCTCTATATTCTTTTAATAACTCATCGTTAGACATTGTTCCGTATTTCCCATTAAGACCATTTATATCAACAAATGATGTCATCATATGTTTTGTATCATATATTTGTTCTGTAAACTCAAGTGATTTAACAATCTCACGTATGATCTTATAAGGATCGGCATTTGATCCTGGTCTTCGATCTTCAATATAACCCTTCCATTCTTTTGCTGTGTCCTGAGGAACTCTAATTGAAGCTCCACGATCAGATACACCCCAACTGAATTTATCAATTGCCTGAGTTTCATATTCACCTGTTAATCTTAGATTGTTGTTTGATCCATAAACCTTAATATGATCTTCATGTCTTGATTCAAATGCGTTGAATAATGCCATGAAGTATTCTTCGTTCCCATCAAGTCTCATAATGTCTGTTGATAAGTTTGTGTGAAGACCTGATCCATTCCATTCACCATATTTTATTGGCTTAGGGTGAAGTTCAATCCGATACTCATATTTTTCAGAGATTTTATATAAAAAGTATCTTGTCATCCAAAGGTCATCACCACCTTTTAATTTACCTTGAGAGAATACTTGATATTCCCACTGACCTAAAGCAACCTCAGCGTTTGTTCCGGTAATGTCAATACCATAGTTCAAACAAATATTTGTATGTTCTTCAACAAAATCTCTACCCACAACATATTCACCAACACCACAATAATATTTACCCTGTGGTTTTAAGTTGTTTTCATCGTGACCTAAAACACATTTATTTTTTCTATCGTAGATAAAATACTCTTGTTCAAAACCAAACCAAAGGTCTTCAAAACCTTCACCAATACTTGATCTCTTATTTGACTCGTGTGTTGTCCCATCAGGATTTAATACCTCACATAAAACATAAACCGTTGATGTCATGTCTTTCATATAATGTCTAACAGGTTTTAAAATAAGATCTGAGTTTCCAGTTTCTGCTTGGTTAGTTGATGACCCATCAAAATTCCACATAGGAAAATTACCATCTAAAAATGCGTTTCTAACTGAATTGTATTCAACAATCTTAACTTTACTTCTAAGGTTTGGCTCTGGTTTATATCCATCTAGCCAAATGTATTCCAATTTGATTTTCATATATTATTATTTATGTATTCTAATATTTCTTCTTCTGATTTTCCTTGATTGAATAGTCGATAAACGTTGAGTGAAAATTCGTCGGTGGTAAATACCGCATCAGCGTCTAGATAATTCATTATGTTATCCAAATTATTAAGGATATGTTTTTTAGAAATTGTTCTTTTATTAAATCCCACTTTGTTTTATTTTTTTAATTCCATAAACCAGATCTCTAACCTTTTTACCCAATTCTGTATCATTTGGGTATTGTGCAATTAATTCTTTAATTATTTTATATACATCTATTTCTATCATACCATTAATTTAAACAATTAAATCTTATTTGTCAAAATTTTATTGAATCCCATTTTTATTTTGCATTACTTGTTCGTATTTTTTTGTTTGTGAAATGTGCCCCGCAATTCTTCGTTTAAACATTGGAAGTAACGTTTCTTGAATTGGGAATATCCCACTTGATATCATATAAAAAATAGGTCCCATTTTCTTATCAATACTATCAAACGAAGAAAATTTATTAATTATTTTAGAAATTGTCAAATCATTTATTAAATTATCATAAATTAATTCAATTTTTATCATTTGTTGTGGATTTTGTTTGGTTTCTTTTTTCATGATATATTCCCAAACATAATATTTTTTTTCGTTGTCAATATAATAAAAAAAACCTTTTTGATGTAATACATTTTTTTTATTTCTTTTTATTACCATGTCTAAAGAATCAAACACTATTGTCCAAACAGATTTTGCAACATTAAAATATTCCATCATTCTTGGAGCAGAATATGATAATATTTTTTGAAACTCTTGTAATTCCTCATTTGACATTTCTGGAAGTTCCCTAACTTTAAGATCTTTTACCAGTATTTCATCATCTACGTTTGTAAGTTTTTTGTCGGTATAAACAATCTTATGATCTCTAACAAGCGCTTGGACATTCATTAAATGTAAAGATAATTCAATAAAGCTTGGGTATAACTCTAACTTGTCCAGTTTTTCTCCCATCTTTTGAAAGTAAGAAAGTAGTTTGTATTCTTTGTATTCTTGATCAATTGGTTTTTCAAACATCCAATCGGTGTTCATTAAAAATTGTATTTTTTTTCTTCGTGTCATTAAAAATAAAAATAATGCAAAATATAAAACAAATAAAGGGCTAATTGACCCTCATTACATAATACTCAGTTCCATTTATATTAAAAGTGTCATAATCACCATCGTAAGAATTTAACATACTACCATATCCGTCAGAACTTAAGACTATTTCCGTTAGTTTATCTAAATCAATAAACTCCATGATAAAGTCTTTATCATAACCATAATGATCAATAAACCCAAAAATGTCGTTTTGGTATTCATCAACTCTACCTGTAATTTCATTTTCAATTGAACTTTCATCATATTCACCTTGTGGATCATCATTGATTTCTTGAATTATTTCTTCCAATCCTTCAATTTTTACTTCAATTTCTTCATATTTTTCATCAGGTAAATCTTCACTTTCTAATCTTTTATTAAGTGAATCTATGTTTGATTGGAGTTGTTGAACTTGTTTCATTTGTTGATTTGATAGTTCTAAAGGTATATCAAAATCCTCAGGAGATGATCTAACATAATCATCGTAGTAATCATATAACCAATTATACCATTGTTTATCATCTAAAGCTTCATTGAATGCCCAAGAACTAAAAGCATCTATTCCTGAATCATCAACTAAATTTTCAACATATCGTCTTGCGGCACTATCTGCCTCATCTTCAGTATAAACATCATATTCATTGGGGTTAAACCCATTACCTCCTCCTAACCATTGATATTGTTTTCCGTAACCATAGGTTGCCCCTCCATTAGGATTGATATAATACTTATCTTCAGGAACTTCATTTCCTTCGTCGTCTTCAACCATATCCACATCACCATTTTGATTTAAATATTTGTATAAGGCTTCAGTTCTTTCAGATTCATCGTCTTGATTTTCAACATTCCATTCATCTTCTCTTCTTTTTTCATCCAAGTCTGAAAGTTTTTCATTTAATTTTTGTTGCATTTTAATCTTCCACATAGAAGATCCATAATCACTAACATAACCATCGACTGTAATTCCATTAAGATTTGAAATATTGGTATTAGAAATATCTAATCTGCCCATTATTCTTGCAACACCTGTAAGTGGTCCAATATTTTTATAATTGCTAACATTTATTGGTCCAGTAATAACAATACCTTTACCTCTATACGGTTTTAACTTTGAGATCCTTTCGGCAATTCCTCCAACATTTTCCAATAATTCCAAATAATCCTCAGGAGAAATTGAAACAAGGTTTTCATCTTGTTCTACAATATAATTTTTAAAAAACTTCTTTATTGACATACTTTTATAAATATAACAAAAGAAAAATAATTGATTTTTATTTTTTTTGGATTAAAGTTTGTTTGTATACTATTTATAGATAAATAAACCACTTAAAAATACTTATCATGAGTTGCGGATGTAAAAACAAAGCTAATCAACAGGCTCAACAACCTCAAGCACAGCCTCAAGCACAACCTCAAGCACAACCTCAACAACCATCAAATGGTTCAAATGTTCAAGAGAATGTGAAAAAAATCATCAACAAATATTATAGAAGATAATATTTTTTGTATCATCGAGATAAGGGTGTTCCGTTGGGGCACCTTTTTTGCTTAATAGATATTTATACAATATGAGTTTAGCGAGGGTAAAAAATTTAATAGAATCATTTAATGATGGTGAGTATGAAGATGAGATAAAACCATATTTCAATACATTAATAAATTTTTTTAAACTTATAAAAAGATACAATCTTTTAGAGGATCTTGATTTAAGAGAGATTCCTCCCGATGATTTTAGCAATGATTTGTTTGATTATTTGGTTGAGAATGGTATTATGGCTAATTTAGACTATAATTCTGTTCCAGAAGAGTTTCAAAACAATTATTTACTACATGGTTTAGAATATAACTATGAAAATACCGTTAAATATATTACAAGCAACATTTTAGGTGATGTTGAAATTAGACCTGATGGGTTCTATCTATATTTAGGTAATGATAGAGATGAATTGGCTTCTTTTTTCTGTGGTTCCTCTCGTCGTGATAGTTCTCCTGAAGATGTTGCAAAACGAGTATTTAGCGAAGATGGTTTAGGTAACGATTGGTATTTTGATAATGATACAAAACCATCTGATGTTATTGACGATTTAAATGAAAAAAATACCATTCATTTAAAAGATACCATTTTTAAAGAAATTGGTAATGTTGAGTTATCTTTAGAAGATTATAGCTCCGATTTTTTTGAAAGTTTATCAGAAGAACAAGAAACTGAAGGTTATTTTAAAATTCAAGCTGAAGACTTAAATGAATTAATTAAAGATTCCGACGCAATAAACGAACTATGTGAAAATGATTTAAGTGAGTTAGGTCAAGAATTAAAAAATATTTATTGGAACGCTTATAATTCTGCATATGAAAATGAAATATATGAATTAGTATATAATGGTTTAGATGAATACTTTGAAGGAAAAATTGATGAGGCCCCAAAAGAAACCACCAAATCGGATGGTAAGAAAGTAACCACATACTTAAATTATATTAAAATTAGAGATTTTGTTGGAAACATCACTTTATTTTTAGAATTAAATAAAGGTCAATCGTATTCAGATTCATATTTAGACCATTTTGGTAGGTATACTACTTTGATGAAACAATTAATCTACGATCAGGATTATGAATGTATAAATTTTACAACCCCTGATTATCCAGATTGGTCCACAACTCAAAAATATATAAACGAAATGTTTGATGATTATATCTAACTATTTATAAATCCAAATAAAACTCATATTAATTATAAAAATAAAAAATATGAGAAAATTAGAAAAAAACACACGAAGATACTTTGTGAATCTATTTGCCGACTACATCCTTTCTAAATTTGATAAGAAGGACAACACAGTAATCCAAGTAACAGATTGTGAAACCTTTGTGGTCGTAAATGGCCAAACAACGAGTAAAGAAGTGTTGGATTTAAATGAACTAAAAACTGATTTTTCAAATTGGTTTGATGATGTGTTAACAGAAGTTAACAGAAAAAATTTAAACGTAATTGATATTATCAAATACGATCAAGATATTAATAATTTTGATAATAAATGGATTTCAACACATAAGGATGTATACACCATTGAAGACGAACCGATTTCTGAACTAACTTGTAGTTCAGAGTTTCCATATGGACATAGTTTAGGGTGCGGTAGATCAATTGTTTATTACTCACAATATATGTTTAACCATATGTATTCATTACTTAATGTAGATCAAGTTTATTTATACTATACTAATGAAGAAAATGAAGATGGGGATCGCAAAATTAAAGTATCTTGTAATTCATATGTCGATAACGATAAAATTGAGAGTTTGGTTTTAGATGTGTTTGATATGGACTTGGAGTCCTTTAATGAAAGATTTGCCGATTACGAGTTTTTCCACGATGTTTTTGATCAAACAAAAAATAAACCATACTTGATTCAAGATCGACTAAAAGATGTGGTATTATTATAAAAAAACCCCTCCGTTAAGAGGGGCTTTTATTATCTTTCGTAAAACTCTTTGATTATTGTTAATCCTTCGTGAATATCTTGAAAGTCTCTATCTGGAGCAAATAAACCTGTTGTTGGGTTTTCACTTTCAAAATCTTCAACTAACATAAATGCGGGAACATAGTCACTTCCTGTGGCTTCTACAAACATATTATATTCTTCCTCAAATTCATAAATGTCTCTATCAACATAATCAATATTTGCATCTTCTAACATTTCTTTAAGAATAACGCAATGGGGACACCCTTTCATTGTAAAAATAACTGCAATCTTATCCATTTATTAATTCTGTTACTAAATCTTTTATGGATGTTTCATTTAACACCCCAACTTTGGTTCCAATAACTGATCCACCATTAAAAACTTTAATTGTAGGAATACTTCTAATGCCAAATCCAATGGCGGCCTCTTTATTAAGGTCAATATCCATCGTATACATTTTAACGTCATCATTTTCATTACTATTTGAAACTCTTTCAAATATAGGTTTCATTACTTTACATGGTCCACACCACTCAGCCCAAAACTCAACAATTAATTTTTCGCCATTTTTAATTTTTTCTTTTAAATCTATACCACTAATTTCCATAATTTTTTTTTAATTTTTCTTTAATTTTTTTAAGTTTAATATAAAAAACTCAACATCTTTTTTCTTTCTTATAGGATAATAAATTTTACAAGAAAAAGAAGAGATTGTTGGATCACTTTTAGATAAATATATGTAAATGTCACTATCAAACATATAAATGGAATCTAAATTAGTTGTTCCATCTAAATATTGTATGGAATCAGAAAAAAACTCTGTGAACTTTGTTTTTGATTTCAACTCATTTGGGGACAATCCATGACCTTCAGATAATTCCATAATTGAAAATAAATTTTCATTTGTTTTAAATATATTTTCTAAAAATCTTTCTTCGTGTTTAAATTTTTCCATAATACAAAAAGGGGACTTTAATGTCCCCATAGTTTTTAAACCAACATTAATTCTGCCGCTTCCCAAAGTTTAGTGTTTAAACGATTTGTCGCTTGGATACTCTTAATACCACGAAGAGTTGTTTGTCGTCCTCTTGGTGTTTTGTAAGTGAATCCACCTTTAGTCATCTTCTCTTGAATCACGTTAAACACTGTCCAAAGATCACTTCCCTCATCCTCAGGTCTAAACGGTGTTAGAAGGTCTGTAATGTCAATTGATTCAGGACTATTTCCAACAGTCCAACGAATCTTAAGAGCTTCTTTTATTAAACGAAGTTTTTCTTTTTCAGTTAACTCCTTTTCCATCATTCGAGTAACAGACTCTTCAATTCTTGGGAGTTTCTTAGAGAAGTCCTCGGCCAAAGCTCTAACATCGTCAAATGAAAAGTGGTTGTGTCTAATTGAGAATCGTTCTGCCACTGATGTAGGAACTGTAAGTCCATTTGAACATACCAATCGGAATAGTCCTGCTCCCATAGAGAATGTTGCTGTTCCATCGTGAGAGTTACGGATGATTGCTTCAACAACTGTGTCCCCAACTTTTGGTAGTTGTCCGTTGCGATACTTAAGTTCGTGGACTCCGTGAATCCCACGACCTGATTGTTTTACTGACGATAATTGCCATCCTTCGCGGTCGAACATATCCATTACCTCGTTGGTTGGAACGAACTCATACTTGTTCGTCATTTTGGGAGATGGTGATGTTGCAAATACTGCCGGGGCAATTGATTTGATTAATTCTGGTGTGTATATCATAGTTTATAATTTTCTTTGTTTTTGTGTTTGGTTTTACGAGTATAGGATTTCTTACTTTTTTGAATGGTTGGTCTAGTCGCCATCCATATCTCATTCATAGTAAGTTCTATTGTTTTCATTTTGTTTCTCGTTTATCACATTACAAAGATATGCGTTTTTTATTAAATACAAAACTTTTTTAAAGAATTAATTTAAAATTATTTTACCCCATTTTGTTTTTTGAACATATCCTTCCACAACTAACTTAGGATTTGGTTTTTCAAATAGTTCAGGAATTTTTAATTCCATAACAATATCAATAATTTGTTGTTTATTTAAACTATGGTCAATTCCATCATCAACATTTTTTTCACATTTTTCCCTTAACTTTTTATAAAACTCTTCTTTTTGAACATCCCCTATTAGTGTCATTAAATCACCTGGATTTTTTTCAAAAAAAGTAATAAGTTGTTTTATGTAAATTTCACAATCAATATTTTTCATAACTTAACATTTTTAATAATTATAGGAAAAAAATTCCTTATAAAAAAAAATGGGACTTATTAAAGTCCCAAATCACTAAAGTCAACCCCACTCAAATCATCATTATCTTCATCATCTTCATCATCATAACCCATAGCATCTTTATAGTCTTTATCTTTTAGATCTTTAACAATCTCATTGACCATTCCTTGAATAAATTGTTGACCTAATGGATCTCCTTTTAAAATCATTTTTGATACCTTCATGAACTCTTCCGCATTTAATGCCGAGAATCGCATAAACAAATAATGCTGTATATGTTTTTTGTCTTCATCAAACAACTCCATAGGATATGATGCCATAAACTTTTCCCAAAAAATAGGACCTAACCTTGAGTCCCAAATTTCTGAAGGTAAAGTATCTTCAGCGTTTAATATCATTTCTTGTTGTCTTGGGTCGTCAGGTAATCCGTGTGATCCAAAAATCTCATATACTCCCTTTACCAATTCATGAACTAATAATGGGAATGTAACCGCCTTAGCTTTAACTGTTGGTGGGTCTGTTTTTTCATCAACTTCAGATTGGCCCATTTGACCACCGCCACCGCCAGCCATTCCTTCCATGTCAGGGAATATCCAATATGCATGTTCCATTAAAGATTGTGTCACAGCGTATAGGTTCATAAGTTGTGGATTAATGTCATTGATCTCATTTTTAACAAGATTATACATATGTCCTCCTTTAAAAGCTGCACCTTGAATAAGTGAATTAATGAATCTTCTTTTTTCTCTTTCCAAATTAAAGTTTTCCATATCTCCCATTAATTCTTCAACCTCTTCTTCACTTGGCATTTCAGGCTCACTTTGCATCCCTTCTGCTGCTCCCATAGTACTTGACACAAGTTCGGCTTTGAATTGCATTGCTCCTTCAGGAATTCCTAATTCGTTTTTAACAAGATCAATTGCAAGGTCTTCAAGTTGTTTTTTGTTTTTCATTTGAATCATAACAAGTTTTTGCATTGCTTGACCCACAGTTCCCAGCAATTGCATAAGAGCGTTTCCCCCTTGAATAGTTCTTGTATCTCCCATTGCCGTTCTAACTTTATCAACTGAGTCCTTGAATCTTTTTGAAGATATTAACTCAATAAAGTCTCTATCCATATTTGGAATTGCAGGAAAATTATGATATGGGGTTTCTCTTCCCGTAATTTTTCTCTCAACATCTCCAGCCATTCTTTCAGGTCCTTCGTAGTCAATAGGAGCTTCCATAATCCTTAATAAATTTTTTTTTGAGATTACTTCTGTATATAGTCTTTTTTTAATATTTCTCATTTTTGCTTAAGATTAATTCCAAGTTCATCAAAACTTAACCAATCAGGCATATCACCTTTTTTAGCTTTTGGGTTTTTCTTTGGTCCAGGTTTAGGTTTGTATGGTGAGTCCTTATCGGGTTTGGTTCCAGGTTTTGTAATTGTCCTTTCTTTTTCTTTTGTCCCTGGCATCATAGTAGGAACATCAAAATCAATTTCTTCTTCTAAATCATCTTTATAATCACCACCAAAAGCGTCTTCTTCTAATTCATCCTCATCACCTTCCATACCATCTCGATTAGGTTTTACCATACCTAAAAAATTACCATCTGAATCAAAAGAAGGTGCTAAATCTTCACCTGTATCCATATCACCATTAGGACTAAATGAAGGAAACTTTTCACTACCATCATCCATATCTTCATAACCAAAAGACCCTTTTTCTAAATCAATCATTTCATTAAGGTTTTGATTTTGTTCAGAAATAATTTTTCCTCTATCGTAATTAAAAAGATACCTCATCTCTTTTAGTTCTTCAAGTATTTGTTTTCTCATATCAATTTTATTTAATAAATATCATGGTTTTATTATTCTGTCACAATATAATAGTGATAACCCAAAGAATAATATAAAAATTGACCCTTTTTCTTATTAATAGAATTAATTTCTTCTTGGTTGTTAACTTTAACTCCAACAATTTTTTTACCATTGGCTAATTTTCTTCCAGGATGCGTGTTTAATACATCTCCAATAGGTTCTAAGAAATATTTGAGTTTTTTGATTAAAGATTTTTGATCTCCAACAATACCTATTCCGTATTGTTTACAAAGAATTTTAATTTCGGGTAATTCAAGTTTAGTTAAGTCTTCCATATCACAAAGATACAAAAATTAACTTATCTGGCCAAATTTAATATTTGACAAATAACTACTATAATTATTTTCAAAGTAATTCCAAGTAGGTTTTCGATTCATTTCTTTATCGTGAAAACCTTTTTCATATGCATTGTTTGCAAGTCTTCGTTCATCATCTCTAATTTGATTTTTCAAAATAGTTAAAGTCATTAAAGTTTCTTCAGAAAGTCCTTCTGTTTTTGATAATTCTAAAATTTTTTTTTCGATTGGTCCCATATTTAAAAAGTATTAATAAATTTCTTTTAAGTCAATATCCACATCAATTGGAATTCCGTATTTTTCTAATAAATTATAAAATAAATCATATACTGAACTTCTAATCATTCCTTGAAAATCGGCACCTTCATAATTAAGTAACGCCTCATGATAAGCAGCGTCTATTGTGTCGTTTACCACGTATTCTTCCTCAGTTTCTTCATCCCAACCATGAAATTCTATAGTTCCACGAGGATCAACATCAACCATAATTTCAACAAAATGTCCTACAATGTCAAGATGGACAACCTTTATTTTAGTTTCCAAATCAAATTCAGCCTCAACTAACTTATATTCTTTAGTGTCAATTTCATCTTTAAGTTTTTTAAATAATCTATCATAACCTCCATTGTATTCATACCAAATTGGTCTAATAGTATCGTAATCTTCCCTTGTATTTTTTTTTATGTCCGTAATATCATAAATCATATCATCAAGATTAGGCTCTTCTCCCATCTTTTTTTGTTTATTCCAAATTTGATAACAAAACTTACGAAGATTCTCATCTGTTAAGTTTTCCGTTATTAAGTTCTGTTGTCTTTCTGTTAATATTATTTTCATCTTCTCTTTTTAACTTTATTAAAACCTTTTCTAATTTTATTGTTAAATTGTCCCGACATTAACATCATAAAATCGTGATTTGGAAATTCAATCTTTGGATTATCATTTTTAAACTCTCTTTTGACTCTATCCATCACCCACCTTTCATAAACACCAAAATTATCAGGTTTATAACCCGGACCACTATCGTTTATATCATCATTTAATACCTTAATAATTTTATCAAGAATTTCTTCTAACTCACTTAACCTTCTTATTAACGCCACTTGGTCTTCAGTTATTATAATTTTCATATATTTTAAATATAACCTTCAATCAATTCTTTTATTGGTTTGATTAATTGTTTAGGGTAATCGTTATTTAAAAAATCAATAAGTTCCTGTATTGAGTTAAAACTTGATGGTGTGTATTCTATTTTTTTATCTGAATTCCCGTATTCATTAACATATTCATCTGTTTTTTTATTTTCAAAATAATTACCCTCAACAGGAGTTTCACAATCACCACCCCAATAAGGTGTTGCCCATCCTGTTAACTTATATTCCTTATCATTAAACTCAAATGCTACAGACCCACTAGAACCTCCCCAATTTAAGTTTAGAAACATTTGACCATTGTTGAAATTATAATTTTTATTAATAAAATCAGTTCTATACATAAGAGTTAGGACTAAATCCTCAGCAAATTTACAATCAATTTTTATATTTTTATCTTTAAGAAGTAATATTATTTGAGATTCATCTAAACCAATCAACGATGACATCTCACCCAAGTTCATACCTTCATCCCACATTTTTCCCACCAACCTTTTGTTTTTTTCAAAATTGGATTCAAAAAGATTCTTATATTGATCTTCAGTTAATATAATTTTCATCACCAGTTAAATTCTTTTCTTATATTGATTACTTCTCCTATTGATATAGATACAATACTTCCACCTAATATGTTTCTTGCTTCCCCCTGTAACTGATAAATAAAATTATCTAAATCGTAAAATAAATATATAGATTCAAGATGAATATCAACGGTAATGTGCATTTGAGATAATTCTTTTTTTTCAAGGTAACCCATAGACGTTGTTTTTGATACATCTACCACCTTTATTTCTTCAATCATTTCTATTGGGTCACATATGTAATTGTGGTGTGACCTTATATAAAAACCTCGATCACAATTTTCTTTTACCTCATCAAAAGCCATGTTAATAAGATTTTGCATTGGATCTAATTTTGACTCAGATAACATTACATATTGTTGTTCAGATATTATTATTTTCATTCTTCCGATATTACTATTGATGATACTTCTACCTCATACCCTGTAACAGGTAAAATTATTTTGTCCATACAGTCTTGAACAACACCATTAACTTCTTCTTGTATTTCCCAATATAGATCTTCGTCATTTGTTGCTTCATCTAAAGATAAGTTTCTACCATCCATAAGAGTAACAGTTCCTCCCGGTAATGTTTTTCCATATAAATAGAAATCAAAATCACGATATTCCATTTCAGTTATTATCCACTCAAAATCATAACCACCAATATTAATTATATCGTTAAAATCTTTTGTTGAAAATGTTTTATTTAATAAGTTTTTAATGAATTTTTCAGTAAACGCCTCATCTCCGACTAATTCCTGAAAAGCCGTTTGAGCATAAAATTTTTCTTGTCTGGTAGTAATACCCCAAAATTCTAAGTCTTCTTTATCAAATCTAATTTTTTTACCTTTTTTTAATTGGTTTTTCCAATGATTTTTAATTCCCTCAATATTTTTAATGGCAACTGATTCTTTTAAAAGACTATATTGGTTATCAGATATAACTATTTTCATATAAGATAAATACTTTGTTAAATAAAAAACCCCCACCGAAGTGAGGGTTCTTATTTAAGTTTGATTTATTACCACTATTTAGGTTACACATGTGTTATTGGTGTTGTTTAAACCAGAGGTTTTTTAACCATTTCCATTGCAGTACTAATTGTTTGTAGTGCAACCATGTATGGTTGATATGCCTCGGTGCTATCCAATTTAACACCTATAGCTGATTCTAAAAAAGCCGCTTTAAGGTCTTGTTGAATTTTGGTCAATTGTTCTGTGGTGAGTTTTTTTAATTCAGTTAACCAATTTTGAAAATTTGGGTCGGCTTTTTTAGCATCTATTATGTTTTGAACAGGTTTTCCACCTTCTTTTACCCAAGGATAATATACTGGCGCTCCTTGAGTTGGTGGTACTTGAGCTCCAGTTCCTGGAGTCCCTGTTTCTTGAGTCCCTGTTCCTTGAGCCCCTGTTGGTTGAGTTTGTGTTGGCTGAGTTTGTGTTAATGCAGAATAGATCGCATTTAAAGTTAATGGACCTAATTTATTGTCAGCAACTTTTTGTCCCAACATTCCTTTTTTTATTAGTAAATTTTGAATGTCTACTAAATTAGCCTCATTTAAAGTGTTTTTACCTTCAGTAACAATTGCCATTCTGTGTAAATCACTAATTCTTGATTTTTCAGATTCGGTTAAAAATAGTTTGTTTTTCATAATTATTTATTACACATATTAGTTTGATCCTTTTGAATATTTTCTATCTTCGTGTTTTTCAAAGTATGCCTCTTTTGATCCTTTCCAATCCCAAGGTAATTCATTTTCCATATTATAAATTAATTTATCGTCGGATATTCCTTTTAATTTTCTTTTCATTTTTTCTAACATAGATTCTTTTCTATCTTCAAAAATCACTCTTTTAATTATTTTTCTAATTTGTTGCTCTGAAATAATCATTTTTTTATATAAAAATAAGATAGATTATTAAGCAACTGGTTGATTACCAGTTATTGCCGCTCCAACTTTTCCTCTTAACCTTTGTAATCCTCTACCAAATCCTGTGTCAGCAGCCATTCCTAACGCAGATCTTAATGGTCCCTTACCTACCGTATCTTTTAATTTAGTAATTGTTGGGTCGGTTTTTTCAAATGAGTCAAACATACTTTCTTTTTGTTTTGGGTCTGTAAGTTTATCCCATGCAGATCCAATTGGTCCTTTCAACCAAGCATCAAGTTCAGGAATATTGGTTGACTTTCTTTCTGCCGCTATAGGTTGAGCACCAGAAGCCGAATTAATAATTGGAACTAAGTCAGCGTTAAGCATTACTTTTTGATATGATTTTGCTTGTGTTGCTGGGTCTACAATAATAACATATGCCGAATCTTTATTCAAAGTGCCATCTGCGATCGCCTTTGTTAATGTTTCTTTTGTATATTTTATTGCGGCAGCTCTACCATCCGCAGATATTTCATATGTTTTTTCTTCTCCCGCTAATTCTGGAGCAATAGTTTTAATTGATGCTTGTATTTTAGTGTCTAAAGTTAAAGTTGATAATGGAACTATGGCATCAGAACCTTGACCTTTACTAATGTCCCACACTTTATCAGTTGGTTTTATAGTACCATCTGCAAGTCCTTGACTAATCTGATCAACAGTCATTTTAGATGGGACTCCACCTTTGTAAACAGTATATTCTGATGGTGTGGCAGCCGCAGGTGCACCCATAGTAAAGGTTCCTTCACACATTGCCTTTCTTAAATTAATATTTGATGCTTCCGTTCCTACATTACAAGGAGTTGTTCCATTACAGTTAGACTCAACCCATTTTGCCTTAACAACATCCCAAGACTGTCCTGCAAATACCTTACTAGCAGCAAGTTTTGGAGCTTCCGCTTTACAAGCTTCATTCGAGTCATAACCGGTTGGTATAACTTGTTCGTTAATCAATCCCCATTCTTTCATTCTACGATTTTCGTGTAGACCTAAAATTCTAGATCTTTCATTTTCCGATATTAAAATTCTTCTGTTCATATTTTTATTTTATTAATAAATATTATAATGTTTTAAATAATCTACTTTAATGTGTAAATAAGTTAAAATCTTCATCTTCTTCTTCTCTACTTAAGATTGATTGTGGTAGAACTTTGTTACGATCAGACCCTGAAAGATTTAAAACCATAAGGTTTGGCATGTTTCCGATACAATCTGGTAGCATCTGAAGGTCTGGATTATTAACCAAAGATAAATATTGTAAATTTTGTAGTTGACAAATTGAGTCAGGCAAAGAAGCAATACAACCAACAAAATTAATTGCGGTTAATTCTTTAAATCTACCAATGTCGTTTGGAATATTTAAAGAAAGTTTATCTTTTGATGTGTTTTTAAATGTAAATCTTTTTAATGTTTGTGGTAAAGTAGCGAAGAATTCGTCAAATCCGTATAAGGCAATAAATTTAGAAGCTGAATCACTAGGATAGTCAATAGCCACTTTTTCTCCTTTTTCACCTGACAATGATGACATAAACTCAGGCTTAAAGAATTGTTTTAAACCTTCTTCGTTTGTATTTAAAAAGTCAATTAAATTAATTGGTCTGTCATCCGCATCCATATACTGATTATCAGGGAAGTGAAATTGGTATCTGTCCGCTGGTAAACCTGAAACTTCACCTGTTTCTTTTCCGTAAGATTTGAATGATCTTGCTTTGTTTGGAATTACAACATATAATGGTCCTCTACCGATGTATCTATCAAACCAACTAAGACCAGGTGATGATGTGCACCAAGTAGTTTCCCCTCGTCTTCCTTCATTATGAGATCCACCATAGAAACATGCCGCTTCTTTACCTAATGGACCTTTGTCTGAAATTTTAGCAACAGTCCAATCTTGACCTCTATAAACAATGTTAGCCCCAGGGTGAGCATATGTTACAGACGCTTCTTTTTTCTCGTCAGCGGTTGCTTTAGTTTTTTCTAAACTAAAATCTTTGACTTGATCTTGTAAAGTCTCAATACTTAATTTATTTATATCCCTATATTCTTGTGCTAACCTATTTTTAAATCTTTCATATTTTTGAAGATTTATTGTGACCTTATATAAATCTTCCATGAAAAGAGATTGAAATTGCGTCAATGCTTGTTTGTATTGACTTGATTGTGGATCACTAACCATTAAAGGATGATCTGCCGGTAACTTAGGTGTCATAAAGTTTTTGATTAACCACTGAGCATATTTTCCAATTTTTACCTTTTCCATTTGATCAGGTTTAACATTATCAATATCCATTCCTTCAGGAACTTTTGTAGTTGGGTCGGCAACAATAAGTGCGAATAAAGTTTCAAAAGGCATGAAACCTCTTTGTCCTTTTTCTTTTGGTTTAACAAATTTATCGAACAATACTTGAAATCTTGAACTTTCAACAATAAGGTCCCTTAATAGGTTGGTAAATCTTAAAGACATAATGTAATTTTATAATAAATATTAGATTAATTGAAAAAATTAATAATTCATTATTAATAGCTCCTCGCCCATAGTTTGAGCCTTACCCTTTTTAGCGGCAGCAGCTTTAGCGAATTCTTTTTTCTCCCATGTATATGTATCTTTTGGAAACCATTCGGATAATAAAGGAAAATCATAATATGATAAACTGAATTTACCTTCCATACTTATTAAAGATTTTGAAAGTCTTTCGTGATCTTGACGATCAAAGTCATGGTTGGAGTAATAGTTCTCTGTTTTCCAGTATGGAGGATCTACATAAAAATAAGTGTTAGGCGAATCATACTTTTCAATAACCTCAGCAAAATCCATATTCTCAACGTGAGTTATCTTTAAGAAATGTTCTATCCAATCCGGTTTTAATAGTTTATCTCTAAACGTCAAATATTTTGACTTGTACTTACCTTTAAGGTCAATAAAAGAACTTGTCTCAGGTTTTGACCCACTGAATACTTGAGTTAAAATATAAACGTATTTTGCGGCAACATCATAATCGCCAGGTTCTACGCTGAAATTTTCAGCAAATATTTCAGCCTGAAACCTGATAAATTGTTCTTTATATAATGGTGGTGTAATTTCCACACCAAATTTTTGACAATCAATTGAGTTGATTGCCCCCAATAACTCCGTTGGGTTTTGAATACACTTAAATAAGTTATAATTTAGTGGATTAAAGTCGTTGTAAACAACTTTCTTCAGGTTGGGAAACTGTTTTAGGTCCATATTAAAGAAACACCAAAACATGCCCCCAAACGTCTCAACATACGTTTCCATATTCTTATCGTAGAAAGGAACTATCCACTTTCCTATCTTACTTTTTCCCCCAATATATGATAACATAGTTTTTTTATTAGAAATATACGAATTCTATGTTGATATGTCAATTCAAAAATTATTCACTTATAAATTGTTTTAATGTATAATTATTATTATAACAAATTATGGAAGAAGAAATATACAACAACAAAACAGAGCCAACACAAGTTAAATGTCCAACATGTAGAGAGAGCAAACAAGTTAAGAATACACAAACATTTGTTTTAATATTTGGTGGAATTTTTACTTTTTTTGCCATATACGGATTTATAGTAGCAATTAAAGATTTAATATCCTTATTTTAATCCCTACTATATTTTATATATTGATTTACTATAAGATCCCCAACACTTTCTAATTTAAATCCTTTTGACTTAATTCTTAAAGGTATTGATGTATCAATATTTTTTGGTAATTTGATGTTTAGTTCTCCATCAGGATGGGGAACATTTACAGTTCCTAATTTTAAATCTTCCAAAGTAATGAATGAGTCATAAACTAAATGATTCCCAACTTTAGTAAAACCATCTTGGGGTTTTAAATCAACTCTAACAACCAAATCACCATAAGATCCATTTTTAAAATCACCCATACCGGTGACCCTTAAAAACTGACCATTATCAATACCGTGTGGTAATGAAATGTCTAAAGTTTTCATTTCTGTTTTAGTTCCAACGCCATTACATAAAAAACATGCGTTAATCATAAAGAATCCTTTTCCATGACATGTCTCACAAACAACTTGCATGAGCTGAAGAAATGATCCATTTCCAAATTGTCTCACAATATTACCTGTTCCACCACAAAAATTACAAACTTTTTTTTCTCCTCCAGTCCCATTACATGGATCACAACTAGATTGTCTTCTATATGAAAGACTATGTTTTCCTCCTTTATATGAATTTATTGTCCCGATACTTACTGTGATATTTGACGTATGGGCGGCTCTATTACCATTACTTTGTCCATTACCAAACATACTATTAAAAATATCGTTAAAATTGTTAGATGATCCGAAAACGCCTTTTCTTTCTTGATCATATCTGTGTCTTTTTTGTTCATCACTTAAAACATCATAAGCTGTGGATATTTTTTTAAAAGTTTCTTCGTCACCTCCAATGTCAGGGTGATTTTCTTTTGCTAACTTTCTATATTTTTTTTTAATATCGTCTTGAGTTGCAGTTTCTTCAACGTTTAAAATGTCGTAATAATTGTTATTATTCATTTATTCAATTTTATTATTATTATTTTTTTATGAATTATTTAGTGGTTTTATTTAAAAATAAAGTAAGAAAGAAAATAATAAACAAGTTTGTTACTTTTGTTAAGGCTAAAGAATTTTTTGACACCAAAATTAATAACAACAAAACCATTTATTTCAAAAAAGATGTTGAGAATGCGAAAGATTGTGATTTTGAGTTGTGTATTTTAGAAAAAAAAAATACTACGTTTAATCCTTTATTTGTTAGAGATGATCTTGGTAGGCAAATAAAAATAGAACTTGATGATTTAGATTATAAAATTATGGAAATTTCTAATTACAAAATAGAGGAAACTATATACGATGTAACAAAAAAAGAAAAGATCACACTAAATAAATTTTATGAAAATTATATCTTTAAGAAAGGTGTAATTTTAATTTCTAAACTAAATAACAAAGTGGTTTTACAGGAAGATAATAATGTTTATTTATTTTCATTAAAGAATGAAAATGAATCTAAAAGATTTTTAGACGTTTTAAATGAATTTTTAAAAGATAAGTCAATTTATAATTGTATTGTTGTTTCTGAAACATCAAAACCACAAAAAAAATATTTGTATAGTATTTTAGAAAATTTGGGTATTGATAAAAAATTACTTTATCGAAGATCCACCACTTTTAAACCAAGATGATATTTTTGTTTTTATTTTAAATAAAATACTTTTATTATTTGATTTTTTGTCAACATTATTAATATCAGGAGTTAATAATGTTAAATTTATATCCTCATGAATAAATACGTGTTCTAAACCTGACATGTCTATTGAAAATCTTTTGTGTTGATTATCTATTTTTCTAAAATTTTCTTGGACTTTTTTGAAGTCTTGGTCGTTTAATTCGTATACACAAATTATTTTTCCATCGGGGAACATAGTTTGTATGGCATCTGTCACCAACGCTAAATTTTCTATTACGCTAGGAGCACTTTCTTGATCTTCTGCCATATTGTAAGTTTTGCGATGGGTTTGATTATGTCTTTTTTATCTAAGTTTTTAATTGAGTCTGCAAATTTTTGTTTTTGATTTTCTAACTCAATCTTATCTTTTTCAAATTCACTCTTCAACCAATTTATGGTTTGTTCTTCTTTCGTTAAAATCTTCTTCTCCATCGTTTAATTTTTCTTCTAGCAATTCAAATTTAAGAGTTTGTAAATGTTCTAAATCTTCTGATTCAAAAATTCTTTTAAGTTCGTCTATTTTTTGTTTTAAAAGTCTTTCTTTCATTTCAATTTCTTTATTATATGAAATAATATTTTTAATATTTTCTACCGTTTGATTAAGAATTACTTCATTAAATTCACTGACAAAAGAAAAAAATCGTGCGTTATCGTTAACTTTTTGATTTTCTATAATCTTGTCTTCTTGAACAAATCTTTTTGGGATTTTCCAAGTCAATGGAAATTCAACATCAATACTAATATATGTTTTAAGTTTTCTAACTGAAATTAGAAATTGAAATATGTCTTTAAATTCGTTATACATTCTATGTTGTTAAAGTTATTATATATGTTATTAAATAAGTTATAAAAAAATAATTGAATATTTTCTCCCATGTTGAGTATGTAATTCTATGTGGATCTGAACTTAATATATTTTTAATAACTTTTAATATATTATTAATCACAAAAACTAAAGAAAGTATAAACACAAATAAGAAGAAAATATTCATTTGAACCATAATTATTTTTTCTTTTCTGTTAAAATTTCAGTTCTTAATTCTTGTAATAACAATTTTAATTCTTGAGCAATTTTTCTTGTTCTTGTTCCAGCACTTTTGTTTCCGTCAAAAAACTTTTTACCGTCTAAGACCAATTGTTCTGTTAATTCATTGATTTTATTTAACGTGTCCATGTTTTATTTTATTAATAGTTTATTTAGATTAAATTAATTATATTTTCTAGTTTGTAAATATTACATCACTAAATTTTTATCCAAAGTTTTATAAATATTATAAATCAAATCTAAATCTACTTGTGTGAATGGTTTTTCACGATTAAATAAATCAAGGAAAAAAACGTCTATAGAATTTCTTATTGTTTCTTTGTTTTGTTTATAATATAATTCATTAAATAGAGAAAAAAAATAGTCGTAATGATCTCCATCATTTTGAAATTTTATATTTTCTTTATTAAAATTTTCAATTGTTTTACTCCAGCACCAATTGAAATGTTTTGTATTATCTTCTTCGGACATTTCGACTTTAGTTTCTTTATTATTTTCTCCATTACCCAAATAGGTTTTTTGAATTAATAAATACAAACTATATGATAAATCGTAATACAGTTCCATTTTTTCAGGAATTATGTTGTTGGCTTTAAACCATATATCAACTTCTTCGATTTCTAAGTTTTTTGTGATGTAGTTAAAAAAATTATCCATAGCTGTTACTAACTATGGATAATAATAAGTTAAGGTATTTTATTGTAAATTATTGGGTTTTTCTACTATATCCCATTAACTCTTGCATTCTACCAAACTCTTCATTTAATTGAGTTTCCTGTTTAATGTTTTTACTTTCTTCCAACTTGTTTAAAATACTTTGAGATGTTTTTTTACCTTTTTTAGACTTAAGTGTTCCTCTTTCAGTTTCTTCACCAGCTTGATCAATAGGTTGTGGTTGTCTTTTATAAGACGCATTCATCTGTTCTTGACCATATAAGTTATCTTTGAAATTATTATAGAATTTCTCCCCAACTTTACTTGGTACAACATTACCTAAAGCGTTACCGTCTTTATCAACTTGTGCGTTTCCGTTAGTACTACTTCCAACTAATTGACCTTTAATTTTTTCATCATTAGGTTTGATTTCATCATAAACCAAGTTAGTTTGTCCTGGATAAGAAAAAGCGTCAATATATTCGTCAACAGCATCTGATGGTGTATATTTTTTTCTAATTCCTTTTTTCATTCCACCATTTTCAGTTGGAAATTTTTTGGTTTCTTTCATTTCATACTTAGATCCTGAATCTGACGATCCTTTTAAATAATCAGTCATTTTTTTAGCAACGCTTTTTAGATAATTATCATTTTCTTTTTTATCTGCATTATGCACTCTTTCGTATTCTTTATATCCTTTTGGTTCTGATTTTTTAAATGTATTCTTTTCTTCAATCACTAAATTTTCAATAAGATCAAGTAAATCAGATTCAGTATATAGTATTGATTCTTTAACCTTAAATTTTTTACCGTCAACTTCAAATTCATCTTTGTTTTGTTTTTTAGCGTTAGACAAAGCCCCTGTAAAAGCATTACCTTCAGTGTTTTCTTCTTTTTCAAAATCAATTTCATAAAGTTGTTCTTCATCTTGTTGTTTTCTTAACATTTTGAAATCTTCACTATCAATTCTGTTGTTCTTGTTTTTGTCTATTCTACTTTGATTACCATATAGTTTTTCATCTATTTCAAAATTAACACCTTCGCTCATGTCATCTTCAAGATCTCTATATCTATTTCCGCGAGATCTGATTACATCTCTAACAGGAGTTTCGAACCTACCTTTATGAGATCTGATTGCATCTCTCACAGGAGTTTCAAATTCAAAATCATCGTATTCATCTTCATCTTCTTCATCATCACCTCTAAGAAGTCTTTCAACTTGATCTTTAGTCATTTGGTTAAAGTTTTCTTTTCCAAATCTTGGGTGTCCGTCATCCATACCACCAAGTTCTCTAATGTCTCCCTTATACATACTTCCACATTCTTCACATGCTTCACCTTCGTTTATTTCTCCACCACATGATTCGCACATACTTTTATTTTCTTCTAGATTACACCCCTCGTTACATTTACCTTCCGACATCATTCCACCACATGATTCGCACATACTTTTGCCTTCTTCTATGTAGTCAAATTTATTTTTGGGGTTAAGCCTAACTTCTTTAGAAAAATTCTTTTTAATGTCATTCGCTCTTTCCTCTAAAGTTTCGTTAAGTAAATCTTTAAATCTTGATCTGATATATTGCTCTTTATTCATTTTTTGTTTTTTTATTATAAATATCTTTAGTTTTGTCTTTTTTCAATTTCACGAAACACAATTTTTGAAATATAGTCTTTATCATACCCATAACCACTCGAGACACTATCTATCGCGTTTTGTACGGTCTCACTTTCAAATATTTTTAACGCTTTTATATCTCCTTGATTACAATATGGAAATTTTTTGCACTTACTTCTAACTTGGACTCTTTTTGCTCCTGGCATATATTTTGTTGACGCACCTTTCCAATCTTTTTTATTTGTAGATTTTGCCCAAATAGCTGGTTGACTATATTGGCCCGATGATGAAGATGATGTGGCTTCTTTAGTTTCAACTTTTTGTATTTCTTTAATACCTTCTCTAACCGTTTTTACCACATTTTCTTTTGTTGTTGAAAATAATGGTGATGAAAATTGTCCGGATCCACCTGAGGAAGTTGCTTCAGTGTTTTCTTCTTTTTTTGTGGGCTTACTGTTTAAGATTGAATGTAAAAATTCATTTAAATCTTCGGGATTATTTAAATAATTGCGTAATTTTGTTTTTATTTGATTTTTAGAATATTTTTTACTTCTTATTAAATTATAGATTTCTAAAATATCGTTTTTATTTTTTAAATATTCTAAATAGTCTCTGGATGTATTTTCATTACTACGCTTTTCCATAATTTATAAATTAAAACTTAACTATTTTTTTTATTATACGTTTCTAAATTTTTGTTCCCAAAATCCTCTTTGTTGATACATAACTGTAAAATACTCTTGGAATGATTTAAGGATAACTTCTTTTACCTCACCTCTTAGTTTTCCTTTTTTTAAATCGTCGTGTATTTTATCCATAAGTTTATTTTCAAATTGTTTTGATGTTGAGGAATTAAAAAAATCTTTAATTTCTTTTCTAATCAAAACTTCAATTTCTTTTTTATCTGATTGTGTTAAAGCCATTATTTAATAATAAGTAAATAGGTTAATGGGGCAATAATTGCCGCAGAAATTATGTTAAACAAACCGTTTTTTGTTTTTAGTCTTTTATTTTCTTTTCTTAAATCTTTATTTTCAGTTTCAACTATATTAAATTTTTCTTCATTACTTTTTATTATTCTGTCACTTAAAGAATTTTTTTCAGACCAAACATTATTAGTTTTTTCTAATAAATTAATTTTATTATTTAACTCATTAATTTCTTCTTTATCTAATTTTGACAATTCTTTTAATTTATCATAATCATTTAAATCTAATAACATTTTTTGAGCAACATTATAAGGAATACATAGTTGTGTTGTGTCTGTTGTTTTTTTAACTTGGGTTTCGGCAACAAAACCAATTAAAATAAAGTAAATTATAAGTATTATTTTTTTCATATTAAAAATTGTATCTAATTTTAAACAGACTGTCTATTTGTTTTTTGTCCGCGGTTTTTATTTCTTCTTTTTTTTGGGTATAGTAATTATTAACTTCTTTTTTTTCAATCTTTATGTTTGAAATATTTTTATCAACTTGATCTATTTTGTGTTGATAAACTTGAATAGAATCGCTTAGACTTTTTTGAAGTTTTTTCATTCCCTCAATGTTTTTGTTAATCTGATCTAATTTATATTTATTAAGTTCAGATCTATCTGGTATTGGAGTAAAAACTCTAATTAGTAAATAAATAAATATAACCCCTAATACACTAAGGGTAATTATTTTCCAATTATCTTTTAAAATGTTTTTCATGTTTTTTGTCTTGATGATACTATTTTACCCCATTTAGTTTTAAATTTTTCATAATTTGATTGTAGTTTTCCGACCATTTCTAAATACTCCTCATCTATCTTTACCATATCACCATTTAAATAAATTCCATGTGGCTCATTTATTGTATAAAAAAAATTTATATTTAATTCTAATATTTTTCCTTTCCACTCAACATTTTCAGGAAATACATTCATTTTATCAAACTCAACAAGTTCCGCAACATTAGTTCTAAACTCATCAACACTTTCAATAAACGCATTTTTTTCGTCAGTTGTAAGTTGTATGTCTGATTTGTCGTTTCCATGAAGAACTAATACATTTCCTTGTATTTTAAACATTTTTTGTTTGTCTTTTGGTTTACCAATATCTTCAGAATCTTTTTTATTTGGTTCTTCCTCAAATTCTTGTCCCAATTCTTTTTCAAAAGATTGTTCTGTTAAAAGACTATATTTTTTTAGAATGTCTCTATTTTGACTTTCTTGTAGATTTCCGCCAAGAGCTCTTCTTGATGCGTTTAGAAGAGATTGTATTTCATCATATTTATTCATAATTCAATAATTTGTTAAACTTTTCAAAATCAAATGCCGGACTTAAATCCGTTACAAAATCGTCAAAGTTGGATTTGGTGATGATACCTAAAAAAGATTCAACACCTTTTACTTTGGTATTATGACCAATAAATTTCAACTTTATTTTATGTTTTTTACACAACTCCTTACATAATTCCGCTGTTTTTTCCAACTGAATATCCGTATATGGTTGCCAAAAAAAGTAATCTCTCCACTTACGATCAAAAACTTTCTCTTTATAAATATTACCAATCCAATTAGTGTGATGATTTTTTAATAAAACTTTTTCTAACCAACCTAAATTTTCTAAACAAATAACAATAGATTTTTCATTAACAACCTTATTAATTGTAAAATTACTATTTGTTAAATCATCAATTGTTCTTATAACTTTACCATCTCTTGAGACTAAATAATGTGGTAGTTTTATTGGGTCACCGTTAAATCTTAATTTTAAAGATGTTACATAATCAAATATGTTTCTAGAAGTGTGAGTTAAAACAATTTGTTTTTTATCTTTTGTTTTTTTTAAGTTTGATGGTATTAGAGTTTCAATCACTTCCATATTTTACTTTTTGTATTTTAAAATTTTTCTTTCAATTTCTTCAATTTTTTTATTGAATAAAAGATTTTCCATCTCAATACCTTCTTCATCAAAAACTTGTCCCAAATCATTTATGTAATATTTAAAGGGAACTTCAATAGTAGTTTCTACCGGTATTTCTCTAATTATTTCTATAATTCTATCAACAGGAACTTCTCTAATTACCTCAACAGGAACTTCTCTAATTACCTCAACGGGAACCTCAACAATTCTTTCAACCTCTCTTATTACTTCAACAGGAACCTCAACAATTCTTTCAATAATTTCAGCTTCTACTTGTATGGCGTCATGTATGGTATCATGTATGGTATCATGTATGGTATGATGCGTTAAATAACTTTCAGGAATCTCAACTTCGTCTTGGAATGGGTGTTTCTCATATTCAGGTTTAACATCATCTTCTTTTTTTCTTTTACCTTTAAAAGCCTGATTTGTGGCAATTACTAATGTTATTGCCAATGGGTCAAATACAAATATTAGAATTAAAATAAAAAGATTTGCGGTTCGTTTAATATCCCAATCAAGTAGTTCGCTAACATACTTTAAAGCTCCCAACTCACTTCCCGAAATTTCTTTTGATTCCATATTTAAAATTTCAATATCAAGATTAGTAATACTGTCATTCATATTATCAATTCTTTTTGCTATTGTGTCTCTTCTTACTTGTGCTTGTAATAGTTGAGATTCAAATAATTTTCTATTACCGTCGTTGGCTCTTGTAATTACCTGTCCGGTTTTTCTATCTACAGATTGTGTTGTTGTGTTATTAGATACCCCGTCTCTTAACTTAGTAATGTCTCCGTCTAAAGTGTTTTTTTCTTTTGTTAGTTCGTTTTTAACTTCTTCAAACCTTTTCTTTTTTACTTCAACATTTTTAATTCTTTTTTCGTTGATTTCAAGTTTTGCAATATTACCTTGAAATCCCGTGCTTAGAAGTCCATATATTCCAAGTGAAGTTATTAAAGAAAGAGTAACAAGGGCAATGGACATATAAATCTTTAAAATTCCATATGTCTCTTTCCATTTATCGTGAAGGTATGTTGCAATCGCAATTTTAGATATCTCAAGAAATGATCCCATAATAATAACGGGTAACGCTACACCAACAAATACTATTGATAAACCAACAACACTATAATACGCGGCAGTTCCTGACAACCCAAGAGCGCAAAACAATAAAAACCAAGGCAAAAATTTTTCTTTCATATTAATAAACTATAATAGATAAATATAAAAGATAAAGAAAAAATAAAACCCCCACTGGTACCAATGGGGGAGTGTAGTTTCATCACACCATATAGATATGATTGAGGATTCTCACCTAGAGAACATCGTGTCTCATTCCGCCGAGTTGTAAGGGTAATCTCGGTTCAACCCTTAAATCGACTTTTTTTTTATAAATAATCAAACAATTCGGAAGATTCATTTCTTAACCTTCTTAATGCCTTTTCTTTAATCTGACGAACTCTTTCTTTTGTTAGTCCAAAATCTGAACCAATATCTTCCAATGTTCTGGGTGTTCCTGTTAATCCAAAATAATCACCAACGATAACTTTTTCTCTTTCATCTAAAACATCTAAAAGGTCAATAAGTTTTTTTTTCAAAATATCTTTAGTGTCAAATGCCGCATCTGGTCGTTCTGCGTCTTTGTTTTCAATCATATCCAATAATGTGTCGCCATCTTCGTTTATAAACATATCAAGATCTATAATTGATGGAAGAGTTGAGAACTTGTCAGAAAGTTTTTTTCCGTGTTGTTCAACTTCTTTTTTCGCTTTTTGCAAATCTTGGACAACATTGACCGGAAGTCTAATAGTTCTTGAGTTATCGTTTAATGATTGGATAATAGATTGTTTAACCCACCAAACACCATAAGAAATAAAACGAAGGTCTTTATTCCAGTCAAAGTTTTTAATTGCTTTCATTAACCCTAAATTTCCTTCCGCAATAAGATCAGATAAATCTAACCCTTGATTTTGATATTGTTTCGCAACAGTAATAACAAAACGAAGATTCCCTTCAATTAATTCTCTTTCAATTCGTTTTCTTTCTAAGAGTGTTGTGTTGTCAGATTTTATTTTTTTTGCCAACTCTTTTTCTCTATCTACAGTCATTACCTTAATTTTTCTAATATCTTTAAGGTAATGGGATATTTCTTCTTGATTAATGTGTGATCCTGTGTTTTTGTCTTTCATATATTTTAATTAAATTGATTTTGAATATTCGTCTAATTTTTGTTTTTCAAGTTCTGTTAAAGAACCGAGGCCTTCTTCACCTATTTTATCAAGTAAATCATCAAGTGTCATATTACAAACTTCCTTCTTTTTAAAATTAAAAATTAGATCTGCAATATCCATAAATGATTCACCATCTTTTAGGTTTTTTGTTCTTAATTTTGGTGTAAGTTTTTTCTTAATAGTCTTCTTTAACGAAAGAAGGTGATCTAAGTTGTCTTTATCAAGATTTGATGCTGAATTTCTTGGTTTTGGTATTAAAAAATACTCAAAACAATCCAAGTCATCTACGATGATGTCTATCCATCCCGCCATTTCATCAATAGGTAATCCAGATGCGAAGTGAAATATCGCATGTTTGTCTCCAAACATGTATTTAACTTCCTTAGAACTCATTTGATCAGCAATTGATCCTCCAATTTCGTTTGTTTTCTCTTCCGAGTTTTCTACGGTGTTGTCGTAATATACAAAAAGTAAGTAATTCATATGTGTGTTTTAAATTGTTTTACAAATATACGGATAAAGTTGGAATTGGTTCTATTTTTTTAAATTTTTTTATTCAAATGAGTAATCATAAGTTAGAGCGTCGTGACAAACAATATTCTTATTAACAATCTCCAATATTTCAGTAGTTGGGTTTGGTCCAGCAAGTCTTTTTCTACACTCATTTACATTATCTTCCATTAGATCAACACCATATGTTGTGTTAAGAGCTTGGTTTAAAGAACATCCACTTCTTTCCATCTTTCTAATGACAACTTCGGATAGGAATTGTCCATCACCGCAGGAATTGTCTATGAATGTTTTATCTTGATTAAAAAAAATATCAGTTTGTGTCAATTCTATTTTATCCAATATTTCTACAACCAATTCAGTTTTTGTAAAAATCTCCGCAGTCACTTTAATTCGGTGTGAATCCCTTTCAATCCCACTCATGTAGTCTCTATTTCTAACATGAGAAATATAATCAATTATCTCCATGTAATAATTTTATTAATATGATTTATTTCTTCAGTGGTCAATTTAAAAAACTCAAATATATCGTTATCAGTAAGATCTTGAGTTAAAGGTATTTTAGGTAATTTTCTAAGTAAATTAACTGAATTCCAATTTGCATACCTAAAACACTCATTTAAATAATCAAATAGTTTATTATTTATGTTATTTAATACAATATTAGGATTCAAATTATTTTCAATTAACAAATAACAAAAACTTTGGGTGACTCCGTAACTACTAATCGATTGTTTCCTGAAATATGTTGTTGTTGGTATTAGTAGTTTCTCTAATCCTTGATGTGGGTGAGCGTAATTATACCAATAAAGTTTTGACGGGGTATTTTGAATAGGGAAACAAAACTCTTCAGTTTGATCCAAACTCCATTTAGTTCTGTGAACACTATGATTAAATGTGTTATTAATAATACCTAATTTTTCAACCCCCAACCCTAAAGTTTTGGTTATTATTGACAATCCTAAATCAGTTAAATCTCTAGGGAAAACTTCTAAAAGTGATTGATTTAAATTTAAATTATTAACAACTTCAATTTTTCCATCGATGTTTTTAGATAAAATTGAAGTTTTATTTTGGTAACTTTTATTCTCCATTACAAAATATGAAAATGTGGAACCAACATTTGGAAAATGTTTTTTACACTCATCTCTATTAATATAAGTTAAATTATATTTAACTTTTCCGTTTTCCAAAAAGTTTTCCCTAAGTATAGGTCCTGAACCCATCCATGAAGATGGTATAACCAAAGATGTGATACCATTATCCTTAACAATTTTTTCATTAAAGGAAATCCATTTTCTCCAAAGAGTGTTTTTCTTCTCAACGTGTGAAGAATCTTGGTATGGTGGGTTAGTTAGTAAGCAATCAAATTTCATATTATAAGTTTTATATATTTATTATTCTAATAAATAGCTCGGATAAAGTAAATATATCCGAGCAGAGTAAAATAAATTTACTTTTTTAATTTACAGAGAAGATCTCCTTCACCAATCACTTTTTTACCGTTAAGTGAATTTAATAGTGAATTTAATTTTTTTTCTTCAGTTTCATAATGACCGGCAACTAACTCAGTAACTATTTCACCATCAAACGATGGATAAGTATGTAGTGATGATGGGACAACATAACCATAAAAAGTTATTGGGTATCCGTCATTTAAAGATTCTCTAAATATTTGTGACCAAACATAATTAGTTTCCGATGGGGTCCCTTTCATGGTCCAACTTTTTTCAGTTCCCGCACCATAAGATCTAGTATCTAATTTATTTTTTGATTTACCACCTTTTAAAACTTTACTACATTTAACAACTATATAGATAACAAATGGTTTATTTACGAATTCAGGTTCTAAAGATATTTTAAAACCTGCGGCATTTTCAGATTTGACAATTGTTGCCGCTAGTTTAAATTTTGAAAACTTGGGGTGTGACAGGACATAATCTATATCTAACTGATTATCTAAAATCCAAGTGTGTTCTTGGACATCAGAGTAATTTTTTGATTCTTTTTTAGTAACTTTAAATTTGATGATTTTATTTTCCATACCACAAATATACGGATAATATTTTAATTAGTTACAAAACTTTTGAAATATTATTTTCTTTTGTAATCTTAACAACACAATTACTAAGTTGAGACACCAAAGGATTGTGACTTATGATGAAAATCTTATCAAAATATTCTTTTATCTTGATAAAAAACTCGGCAACCATTTCAAGGTTATCATTTGACACTTTACCAAAAACCTCATCAAAAATAATAATCCCGGGATGTGGTAAAGTACATATCTTACTAAGTACCGATCTCAACGCTAAAGATGATATTGTTTTTTCAAATCCTGACCCACTGGTCATTAACTTCTCAATTCCCGTACCATTATCAATTTGTATAAATTCAACCTCATTTTTATCGTTAATTATAATCTCTAATTTGAAGTAACAACTATCTTCCATTAACCTTTGGAGTTCCGAGTTAATGATTGGCATCATAGTCTTCATAATTATTTTGGTTACCCCATTTTTACCATATGCCTCCAAATATATTTTATATATCTTTTCTTTTTCGTCTTCTTCTTTGATTTTAACAATCATCTTTTTGTTGTTATCAATCTTTTCAACCAAGTTTTTAATATTAAACTTATTTTCGGAAATACTTGCGTTTACCCCTTTCTTTTTTAATTCCAACTCGTCCAACCTAAGATCCGCTTTAATCAAAATTGTGTCTATTGAGGTATTCTCTTTAATTTTATCTTGAACTTCCTCCCACCTTTTAAGTTTATCTTTTAACCCACCAATTTTAAGGTCACAACTCTCAATACTCAATTCATATTTCTCTTTGATGAGTTTGTTTTTCTCATATTCATCAAAGTCTTTCTTAAGTTGCACAAATGACTGTTCTTTGTTAGTTAAAACCTGCATTAACCCCTCTTTTTGGTTTTTATGCATGATATAACCATCAAGTTCGGCAATCTTTGCGTTAGTAATTGCAGCATTCATTAATTCAATACCACAATGCTCACATTTGATTCCACCCTCAACTGAACTTTTAAGTTCTTCTATTGATTTAATGTTTGTATCTATCTGAACTTTCTCTTGATAAACCTCTTTGTATTGTTCTTTTACTTCATCGTGTTTATCCTCATGATAAAACTCAGATGGTTTAACCACCTTAATTTCATTCATTTTGGTAATGTATTCAGATTTTTCAAAACCAATCCCATTTATTGTTTGTTTAGTTTTTTCTGGATCCAATAGACTAATCTCCTTATCGATATTACCGTGTTTTTTCTTTATAATATCATCACGGTATTCTTTCCCTTTTAAAATTGATGCATCAATAACTACCAAATCTGTGTTAAATTTCACAATTTCCCCACTTAACTCTGTAATTTTGGTTTCATAACCTTCATTATCAGATTTTAATGACTCTGACGAATATATGTTTGATATCTTTTGTTTTGAAAACTCAGAGTAAATTTCTTTGGCAACTTCCTCTTTTCTTTTTAAGAATTCAAGACCCATAAAACGAGACAACACCTGACCTCTTGCGGTTGGTTTTGATTCCAACAACTCCTCAAGATTTGATCCCGTTGTTAGGATTGTCATTAGAAAGTCTTCTTTTGTTCCTATGGACGTTTTAATGAACGCTTCCGTCTCCCTTCTTTGTTCACCAGTAAAGTTCTGTAAGCTACCGTCAGATAACTTCTTAAAGAAGTCCAATTCGGTTTTAACATTCCATTCGTTCTTCTTAGATAACTTTCTTTCAATGTTTCTAATAATAATATAATCCTCACCGTCAATTGTGATTTCACCTTTAACCGTTACTTTATCTTTATCCGTAAATCGATTAAATATTTCTTCCGCCTTTGTTGTTTTTGTGGTTTCATTAAAGAATAAGAACATTAGAAGGTCCACACTTAAAATTGTTTTACCACCAAAATTAGGTGGATCTGATTCAACCACCACAATACCACTCAATTTATCAAAATCTAATTTTTGGTTCTCACCATACGATAAGAAATTGGAGAATTCTATATTTCTAATATACCACTTCTTAAATTGAGCCTGATTACCTTCTTCTTCCAACATTTTATTATCAACCATTTTATTGATCGATAAAACATCATCTTGGTAGTTAGAATACCCTTTGGCATCAACAAACTTCTTCAGTAAGTCAAGTTGATAATTTGAATCAGATATGTTCACAGACACATCAATACTTTGTATCTCATCTGTTTCAACATTCTTTGACTTAGTTAAAACATTTACATTAGTGGTATTATACTTTTTTTGGAAGTAATGTTTCACACTTTTGATTTTATCTTGTGTAAAGTTTTCCGGTAAATCCTCCCATACGACCTGTATAGTTGGGTTTTCAAACTTGGAAAAATCTAAATCTTTTATCATTATATTGTAATTGAATAATTTTGGCGGATTAAACAAATCCATTTTATTTTTCTATCTCAGAAATTTGGTCTTCAATAGGTTCGTTATTGTTAGATTCAAAATCATCTATTGTAATTTGATTTATAGACATAAATTCAGGATTTTCTTCTTTAAATGAGACGTTACCTTCAAATTCTTTGTTAATTTTTTGAGATTCTTCTTCGTTTGGAGTAAATTTAAATGCGTGATCAATTGTTTTTTCTTCAACAACTTCAAAATTTAACTCTTGATCACCAATTTGTGCCTTAAGATTTTCTTCGTTTGCCATAGCATCAATTTGTTGTTTCATCAATAAATCAAAGGCTTTTTGCATTCCTGATTTTTGTTCTTTTACTTTTGCATTTCTTTTTGCAACCTTTGCTCTGTGTTTTTTTGCTTCTTTTCCCATTTTACTTTTATTAATTATTATTATTATTTGGTCTATTTTCTTCAAACCATTCTATTATACCATTTATCGCCCATACAGCACCTGCGGATGTAATACCATCAAAGAACCATGAATAACTTAAAGGTGTGTTAAATATATGATTTGTTGGCGAGAATATCAATAAGGATAAAACAAATCCACCCCATGTTGAAAAACATAATGGACAATTGATTAAACCTGATAGGAAATTACCTAAAAAATTAAAAGGCAATTGTTTATTATCTCCCCATCTTTTTAAAAAATCTCTTAATCCTTGAAAAATTGATCCGTAGACCATAATGTTCATTAATCCATAACTCATTATGAACCATACTAAAATTTGTGTTATCATACTCTTTTATTTAAATTTGATCCCCTCAGAAGGTATGCTTGATTTTGATTACCATTCAAAAGGTCTCGGTTTATTTTTTCTATCTCCCTTATTTGTTCGTTCTTTTGTTGTAGTTCACCTCTCAAGTTTTGGAGCGTTTCTTGGAGGAGTTTTATTTTATCATTTGTCACAGGGTCATCTAATTTTTGTCTAAGATCACCTAACTCTTTATCCTTTTTAGATATTTCATTTTGGAAATTATTTTCCATTTCTTCAGTTTTAGTGGAAAATATTTGTCTTTCTTCTTCCAAATCGGCAATTTTAGTGGAAAATATTTGTCTTTCTTCTTCCAACTCGGCAATTTTTCCGCCAAGTTCGTTTATTTGAATATCGTCAGTAGTATAAATTATTTTCTCAACCACTCTATCAACAGGAACCTCCTTAATTACCTCTTGTATAACCACTTTTTCAACAGGCACTTCTTTAATAACCTCAACTATTTTTTCAACCTCTCTAATAACTTCAACCGGTATTTCCACCCGTATTTCTCGGATTACCTCAATTTCCACTCGTTTTTCTTCAATCACACTTGGTTTTAAGTGTTTTTCACCTTCATTAAGTGTTTTTTCCAAAAGACCATACTTCTTTATGTTAAACCCTTCTTGAAAAACGTTTTTAATAAAACTATCAACATCATCAATATTATTGAGTTTACAAAAACTATCAATACTGTTGAGAATTTCTTTATTAAATATTTTTGAGTAATTCGGTTCCATTTTCAATATCTTCAAAAGATTTTATGGTGAACTTTAAAAACGGTTTTGGGTTGTGCACATCTACATAAGAATAATCTTTAGTTTCAACATTATAAATCCCATATCCGTGTCTTCCAATACTTTCACCAATGTTATTTTGGATTGTGGATCCAATCATATACCCTTTACCTCCCTTAATTTGAAATTCAGCACGTTTATGAATATCACCACATAATACCGTTTCCAAACCATCAAACTTTTCAATCTCGTAAGCTTCTTCACCAAACTCAAAACCAAGATCTGTTTTTAACCCTGAAATAGGTCCGTGAAATAATCCAATACGTCTACCATTTGCTTCAGTGATTTCTGGTGGTATATTTCCCTGATATTGTGAATACACACACCAACTAACATTATCATCCTCATACACACCCCTGTCTCTATAATATACAATGTTTGGGTTATTCAAAGAATTAATAATTGGTGTAAGTGCGTCCAATCTTTCAGTGTTGTTTACCAAAAAGTCGTGGTTACCAGGTATAATTATTGTTTTAGCAATGTTAGAACATTCAGTTAAAATCCAAGCAACGAACTCAATAAGTTCAGGTGTCATTTGGTTTTTAGAATGAACTAAATCACCCGTAAAAATTATACGGTCAGGAGACAATTCTTTCCATTGCTCAATCGCCGTTTCTAATATTGAACGGTATAAATCGTGATCCTTATATAATCTGATATGTAAATCAGAAAAGTGAACTAAAGTTTTAATCATTTTAATCCACAATAAAGTTTATTTAAGTCAAATAATATAAGACATTTGTCATTATATTGAAAATCTCCTTCAAAACAATTTTCATTAATTAGATAAATTGGTTTAAATAAAAATGGTTTTAACATTAAATTTATTGGTCTCCAATCACCATTTTTTATGTCTACATTATATTCCCATTTTGTAAAAGAAGTTGTTAACAAATATTTACTGCCACTACGAATTATGTTTTTTATTGTTTTTTCAATATTTTCATAATCAAAATGACCTAAAATGTCTCTAGCAAAAATTAAGTCTACTTCGGGTAGATCGTCTTCAGTTATATCTAAAACTTTAAATTCATAATCTTTAAAATTATTTTTGTTGTCCTCAATCATATTTTCCACAATATCAGCACCAATATAATGGACCTCTTTTAAGTCAACATTATTCATCCAATTAAAATCCCCACATGGTATATCCAAAACACTTTTAATGTTGAATTTTTTAAATACTTCTGGTAGTTCTTTTCGTATTGTTTCAGTGCTAAGCAATTCAGAACCAAGTCCTGACCTACTTTCGGAACTAGTCCAAGAATTACTTTCGTATATTTCAGTAAATACTTTTTTTAAATTAGTCATTTTTATTATTTTATTGTTTTATTGTTTTAACTGCTCTAGCATTAATATGACCTTCTTTTAAGGTTATTGCTATAAGTTTGTGTGTAAACACTTGCATCCAAACATAATCAGAACTATACTCTGTAGAACTCCAATAATTAGTATTAACAAAATTACCGATAAGGTCCTTATTTTCATACATTTTTTCTAATTCGTCTTTAGTTGGTAATCTCCAACCTTTACCTAATTCTTTACACTCTCTTTTAGCGTTATACCATGTCACCTCTGTCGGTAAATCATATTGAGCAATTTCTATACTATCAAGCTTATATGTCGCTCCTATTATCTGAGATACAGATGTGAATGTAATAAAAAACAAAAAGATGTTTAATATTATACTTGATTTCATAATTACATTACTATTTTTGGTGGATATCCCAAATCGTCATCTTCTGAAAATGGGTTTATTGTAATTGGGTTTATTGGAATTGGTATTCTCTCAAATGGTGTGATTTTAATTGATTCATGTTTTTCCTCCTTAACATGGCTCATCTTTTCAACAATTGGTGATATATCAATCTGTTTATTTTCAAGTTTACCATAAAGATAACCCTCTAACCAAATATAAAATTCTTTGTATGTTAACATGATTCTCTATTATAAAGATTGGCCAAGATAAGTCTAGCAAACTTAAAATCTTTAACCCTGTTTAATTTTAAATCATACGCCAATGCCACAATTTTAAGATGTGGATAAGCTTCACTAATTGTCATGTCCCCTAATCTCATCAGTCAATAAATAATTCAAAGTCTTTATTCACATAACCACACTCATTACACATATATGTAGGAAATGGCACAATTGTGTCTTCATGACTTCCTGTTAATAATTTAGGAACTTTCTTTAACATTGTTACTTCTTTGAAGTATTTTGATTCACATTTTTCACACTTGATCGTTTTTTGTTCTTTCAAGTTAATTTTTGGTCTTATGATGTCGTCGCTCATTTTATAATATAATTTACATTTATTTTAATTGTTGTGGTGTCCCAACTTGTGTTGGTATACCAAATTGGTGTAGTTGTAGTTCCCATACTCAATAATAGTTTATTTTTTAAGTTTAGTCAAATGTTGTTTTATATCCATTTCAAGAATTTTATTTATAGTTTTTTTAGAAACTCGATGTTCGTGATACTCTCTTTCTTCTGTTATTAACACAATAATACAACCTAAAAGTTGTATGTCTTCATATTTTGATCCTTCCAACATTTTCAAAATTAGTTTACCATAAAAGGGTAATTGAGTGTTATAGTGACCCAATGCGTTGTCAGGTAAATCTTCAAAAGGTTTTTTCATTTTTTTTGTATAACGAGTAACCTCAAAGTTTTTTGGCTTATTTGATTTCCAGTCTGTTATCAAAATACCGACCTTTCCGTTTGTTCCAATAACCAACCATACCTTATCGGGTTGACCGGTATATCCAAGTTCAGGGTGCCCTAAAACAATCTCAGTATCAATCAACACGCACCCTCTTTCTTTGATTAATTCAATATATCTTTTACCAGCAATTATCATAGTATCACTTTTGATGATTTGTTCGGCATCACAATCAAATATTGGTTGACGAACCACTTTATCAATCCCAAACTCTTTAAGAGTGTGTTCCTCTAAAAAGAAGTGACAACGAGACCCCAAGTTAGCTGATTTTCTTCCTAACTCCGCCCATTCATTGACTAATCTTTCTGCCTCATCGGGATCTCCACCAGCCTTATTAAATGCCGCCTGTTCAGTTGGAAACTCGTCGTAAAAAAGTTTCATGACTTTAGATACAGAAGGAAAATCACTTCTTAAATCACCTTTATCGTCCAACATGGTATATTTATGACTTTCCTCCTCAAAGGTAAGTTGGAATTCTTTTTGTCTTTCAGAGATGATGTCTCTTATTTCTTGTGCAATTTTTTTTAAATCCATTATTTTATTATATGATAATATTCATCTTTTATTTCACCTCTTAGGTCGGCGATATCCTTGTTGTCAGGTAGTTTAACCAATTTTATTCTACCCCATAATTCACCACCATTTAACTCGTGGTAAAGTTTAACCGCATTTTGCCATGCATCGGCATCCAAACAAATAATAACATTACTTTTGGCATTCATATATATTGTTTCAAATAAAAGTTCGGACATGTGTTTACCCAACAAAGGGATTACATTATCTAAAAATAACCCATCAAAAGCACCCTCAACCAAAAATATATCTTTGTTCCAGTCAATAAGATTTTCCCAAAATATAATTTTATCTTTTTCTGCTTCAGGGTTCTTATATTTCGCCCTTGACATTGGATCCCAACTTCTTGCAATATAGTAATTAAGTTCTCCTTTTTTATTATACGATGGAATTACAATACGACCAGCGTGGTCTCCGTTATCACAAAAACCAATACCATACCTTTCAATCATATCATCTGTGATACCACGACTATTTAGATAATTCATTGCTTGTCTTCTAATTGGATAAACCTTACTTGAATCTTTAAATTGTGTAAATCTGTCCGGTAGTTTTAATGTTTTTTTCTTTCTCTCTCGTTTTATTATGGTTTCAGGTTTTAATACCTGATATAATTTCTTTTGTTTCTTATTACCAAATTTATCAAATAACTTACCCAAAGACCCGTGAGTTCCCTCATAGTCACCACAACTCCAACAATGAAAGAGTGACTTTTCTATATTAACCTCTAAATTACCTTTATTCCCACCTTCATCACACACTGGACAATTCCAAGACACCTGTGAAGTATTTTCATAAACTTTTTTTGGTTCACCCAAAAATTCACTAATAATTTCAACAATAGTATCAAACTCGTCCATCTCTTATAATATAATCATAAAGTTTCAATACATCAACTACACAAAGTTTTAGTTTCTTTTATATTTATTACTGATATGCCAACACAAATAACATTAAACGGACTCTCAGGGGCAAGCCCATTTGACGTATATACTTGCGATACAGGTTTTACCACTTGTATTTATATTGCAACCATTAATAGTGGTGATATTCCTTATGTTTTTGACCTACCTTCAGTTTTTTATGGTATGGCCTCCTTTGAGGTGAAAGTTGTGGATGATAATGATTGTGTGGTAACAGAAACTTTTAGTTAGTATGGCTTGTAATAATTTAGGTGATTTTTCAATTGGAACTGATTTTGTTAATCTGTGTTTTTCGGCACTAACAACTACCTTATATGGTAATGATTTGTTATCAGGAACGGTAATTTATACAGATGTTGCTTGTACTACAGGAACTGAGTTGGTATCCGCAACTTTTTCAGATGGTTTAACCAAATATGGGACTGATTTAACTGGTAAGATTGAATTTATAGAAGCATGTGATTGCACCCAATTTTATTGTATTCAAAACGATAATATCTATAACGATACTTACCAATATGCCGGAACTTATGATGTAAATTCTTATTTCACAGGACAAACCACAGGGTTTGTTATTTACTATTCGTCAGGTGAAACAAGGTGGTGTTTATCCCAAACTCTTAGTAACCCTTGTGATCAATTTGGTCCTTATGGTAGCTCTTCTGTATGTCCCGATTTTGACGACACTGTTATGTATGGTGGTATATGCATAACAACAACCACAACAACATCGCCTTGTGAAAATTTTGATTTTGACGCTATATTTGATTGTTACATACCTTCAACACCTAGTGCTACTCCAACAAATACTCCAACACCAACTCCAACACCAACTCCAACGGTATCTAATATTTGTGGTGGACTATCAATGAATGTTTCTGTGATAAATATATCACCGTCACAAACACCAACTCTATCACCAACCCCAACACCAACACCAATGTTATCATATAGTTGTAATTTTTCAGGAGAAGTAATATTTAACTCCATTAATGAAATAATACAATGTGCTAACAGTAAAAAATTCAAAGATTGTTTCACAGGTATTGACTATTACACTTCGGATCTTGTTTTAGTTTCAGGAACCACACAAGCAAAAGAAGGATATGTTTATAACGCAACTATAAATGGTCAAGGTTATTGTGTTATTTACGATGGTCTATTTGAAAATATTAGTGGTGTTGACTCAATTGTCCTTATAACTGAAATTGGTTCTAGTGTTAGTGGAGCTTGTTTAGATTGTATACCTAATCTAACTCCAACACCAACAACGACTCCAACTATGACACCAACACCAACTCCAAGTGCGACCCCGTGTGTGTTATATAAATATACCGCAAGTAATAATAGCCCATCTAAAGTAAGTATTAGATACACAGATTGTAATGGTGAGTCGTCGCAATCAATTTCACCATACTCATCTATACCAGTATGTTCAACAACAACACCAACATCGAACAATCCTCAGAATGTTACAATTATTCAATCACCGTTTGTGTGTTAAAAACAAGAAATTTAACGATTAATTTATACCCAAATTTCTTTTAATCTCATAAGACCCAATACGCATGTATAGGCATCTGTTTGATCAAAATTTTCTTTTCTTAGAGTATTATTTTTTGTGTATAACCATTTTATTTGTGGCTCAAGTTTAGCAACTTTTTCCCAGATTATCATTTTTTTATCAATATTTTTTGGTAATCCTCCAAATAAAACAAATTTATTTTTATCATTTTCTTTAATAAGATCAGGAAACGCATACTTTCTTGAATTATACGTAGATATGAATTCTGGCACTATACCTAAAATATTATATATTTCTTTAAAAACAAAACTATTGAATCTTAATAGGGTTTGAACCGTATAAACATTATTTGAATTTAAAAGGGGTTCTTCTATTACGATTCTAACAATTCCAAGATTTTTATATTCTTTTAATTTTTCGGCAAAAATTTCAGATTTTACCAATAATTCTTTTAATTTGTCTTTGTCATTATCTAACTTAGGTCTTGGAGATATGTGAGTAAGTTCTAAAAGTTCTTTAGTTTGGATGTCAAATAAAGCCCAACCAATTGTTTTTGTTGAGATGTCTAATCCCAATACTTTGGGTGAGTTTTTTAAATTTTTATTCATAAATTTAATGGTATTTAAATATTATAAGACATTATAAAAAAAAATGTAGTTTATCTTACAAATCAAGTTTTACGACATATTGTTGTATTCCTTGTCTAAGAACCGGTGACTGTAATTTTGACATAACCAAAATATCTTTATTTTCGTCTAATAACGCAATTTCAGAAACATAAGATTTAGTTCCAAAAGTCCATGTTGGGTTTTGAGAAACCAAAAACTCGGTTGAACTTAGATTTATTTTATATTTCATTTCATAAATTGTTGCTTGAATATCAGTTTCTAAACTACCGTAAAAATAATACTCATCACCAAAATTTAACTTTGGAGTTGTGGTATTTAAAGGAACTAAGTCAACATAATTATTTAAATTATAAAATGGGGCTGACGAATAATTTTCTGAAGTAATAACAAAAGTTGTTGCCGTTAACGATTCTTGTGTCACATATCCATTGACAAACATACCACTTATTTGATCTGTAAAATCTATAAGTTTCCATTGTGTTGGGTTAGGTCTCACACCATTTAACGTCTTTTGTGCCAACACTTCAAATTGTGTGGCGTAAAAACCTGTTGGAACAATACAAGTTGGACAATGTGTTGTTGTTGTTGTAACAGGATTATTAGTTGTCGTTGTTGTTAACGGACTATAGTTTGTTGTAGTTGTTGTAACAGGACTATTAGTTGTAGTTGTCGTTAACGGACTATATGTTGTTGTAGTTGTTGTTGGAGAGTATCCTGGTTGAACCAAACAATAAAATTCTCCACCAAATCTAACCGCAACATTTTGTGGTGTGTCCGGTGTGCAAACATTTTCGGTTCCAACTAAACTACTGTAATAATTACAATGTAGTGAATTTGTAAAATCATAATTATTTGATAACCTATATGTTATCCAAAGTGTTTCTGAACCACCAGTTAAAACCCCGGTTGTATTTGAGGTTCCACAAGTGTTTGGTGTAATTAAAGAAATTTGTGGTGCCGGTAATGTCCAATTCCTATTTGATTTATATGAAAGAGCCGCAACAACTTCTTCATCATCAATAACTATCATTTGTGAATCAGGATATACTTTTCCAATTCTACTTGGTAAACCATTTGATTGTGCAAATGTATCCCACAAGTTAAAGTATCTCAAACCAGGTTGATTCATGTTTGACGATACATTCGATTTAGTATATTGGACTTGGAATAGATTTTTACCATCAAAATTAGGTGGATCAACATAGAATGTTTGACCAAAACAACATTCGGTGTTTTTATGCCACATTAAAGTTGGCATATATAATTTAAAATTTCTTGCTTGTCCTTGTGTGTTTTCAGGATTTTGACTATCGTAAGGTTGCATTGCGAATTTTTCACCATAAAAGAAATCAATTGTTTGATTAGTGTAGTGAATAATGGCAATTGCTTTTTGTTCTTTTGGTGTAACAACTTTTTTATCTCCAAAAGAATTATAATAATAAACATCATCTGTTGATGTTTGAGCACTTGTAGTATATCCTAAATATTCTTTTTGTCCAATATAAGCAATTGACCCAAATTTTGTGTAATCGTCATAAATTGTTGAAATAAGTCCGGCCGGATTTTCAGTCCAAGGAATATTCATGTTCCAAATTTTAACATCAAATTGATCTGTATCACAAACTGATTCAAAATCAATAACACTTTTACTCCAATGAGGTTCAGGGGTAAAACTATCATAAAGTGGTGTCATTTTTGGAGGATAAATTAATGCCCTTGCAATACACTCAACTGAAAAATTTGTATAATCAGGTGTTGATCTATCTAATGTAAGTTTATCTTGACAAACATTTATGATTCTATATGTAAGTGTTGGGTAACAACTAAACATCATTTTTTCACAACTTGGGGGTTCCGGTAAAGGACAAGCCGCACTTGGTGATGGGGTTAAACAAGGGGTTCTTGTTGGTGATGGTGTTGGCGTTGGTGACGCACACGGATCAGAATTAGTATTTGATGCGGTGGGGGTATTAGTTTGTGTTGGTGTTGTTCCTATTGTTGCCGTTGGTGTTGGTGTCGGTGTAGGCGTTGGGAATCCAACACAATTACAATCATTTTTTGCCAATCCATCATAATATATTGTAATAAAATCTCCAATTTGTGGTGTTGTATTATTTAATGAATTACAATCAATTCTATAGACATTAATTTCGTTAGAACCACTTAAAGAATACATATCCACAACATAGTTTGGTGTTGATACGTATTGATTATTCGTTAAAGCTTTCCAATTTACGGTAGTAGCACTTGTATTTCCTGTAAAAAACCCTCTCATGGCCGCTCGGTTAAAAACCGATTCTACTTGTGAATCCATAAATGGTATACCATATATGTTTGTTTGTTCTTGATCCACCAAATAAGGATATTTAAGATATTGTCTATTTGATTCCGGTACCCCTGAGTTGTTTTGTGAATTAAATTGTGGCTCTAAAATTACCGTATCAGATTGATTGTAGGTTTGTGGTAATGTGTTGTATGAAATTTCACTATCCCCTATTGCAAAATAAGAAATATTAAAATTACCCTCCGACAATTTTTGTCTACCAGTATCGGTAACTCGTGTGTTAACTAAACCTGAAGTATTTTTAATTATGTATGCCATTTAATAATAAATATTATAAATTGTTTTTTATGTTTAAAAACTTGGTGGTTTTGGTGTCACTGGGTTTATTAATATTAACTCACAACACGAACATCCATTTACGATTGGTTTATCCATATTTATGGTATAATATGCAATTGCGTCTTCGCAATTACCACTTGGTTGATTAATAATAAAATTAGTTGTTGATCCTGTAACAGTTTGATTACTAACTAAGGTTATAGATCTTTCGTATGTTCTTTGATATTGTATTATATTTATAGCTCCGTCGGCGGTACAAGGACCTGTAAGTGGGATTGTGTTTGTTGTTATACTAATGAAATTCATAGTGTACGACCCATCAATTGTTGTTGTGTTATTATAACTTGGACTAGGGTTTAACGATATTGGGTAATACGATAAAGTTGAAATCATTACTAAATTAACAGTAAAAGTAACCCCTCCTGGTAAGGTTGGTGCTGTAATAGAAAATGTGTTGTTTACGTAATTAACATTCAATGTTAATGTGTATGTTGTTGGGGGAGTATTGGTAATTGTTACGTTTCCAAAAGTCCCAACTATACTGTTAGAATCTTTGGCGGTTACCGAATATATTCCTGGTAAAAGATTATTAAACATAGGAGATGGTTGATAAGATAAACCTCCGTCAACAGAAAATGTGTATGGAGGTGTTCCACCAGCGGCAGTAACCGATATACTTCCAAAACCACCACAAACAGCATCATTATCACTAGCTCCAACACTTACTAAATATGATGAACCACAACTACCTTCTCTAACTGTAATAGATACAACACTAGGAGGTCCTAAAATCTGCCAATTACTTAAAGGAGGATATGATGGGTCATTATTTATAAAAATTGTTGTTGGGGAATATCCAGTTAATGTCCATTGTGATGGTGTTGATCCTGTATTCCAATATAAAAGGTATTGACTAGTTGATGAAGTCCAACTTTCTTCCCCATTTATTATTAATCCAGGTTGTAAATCTATCTGAACCACAGAAATTGCTGGTATTTCTAAACTATAATCAATAACCTCTAAACTAACACATAAATCGTAACTACTTTTTGGAATAACAGGTATTTGACATGGTCCAATATATGACTCTTGAATTAAAATTTCGGTGTCTGCCGCAATAACCCAACTACCAGTAGTTCCTGTAGGGTAAAATTCGTCATAATCTAATATATTATAAGGAGATGTTTGACATTCTATAGTTTGACAAAAATACCATTCTTGAGTTGCTTCATTCCAAAAAACATAACCTAATTCTTGTAGACCATATTGTAAAAAATAATGTGGTCTTCCATTTTTAAGTCCAATACTTGGACTATTAATATAAACCAATTGATCTTTTACTATTCCCGACACTACAAAACACATTGCAGATAATATTTGTGTTTCTGCCGTTAACACACAAATTGTGTTAGAACTAAAATCACCATAATAATCAACAACAGTTGCTGAATATTGACCAACACCAATATTAGCCAATGCTGGGGCAAAACTACCTATCTCCCAAAATACCGTATAAGGTGGTGTTCCTCCGGTAATTGATAATGCGGCCGCTCCGTCAAATGTTCTATCGTTAGTTGGATTTTGAACAATACAATCAACACCCATAGGAAATATTGTAATTACGTCACATTCATTTGGTGGTTTTACAGTTGGGATTGTTGGTGGACATTGTCCGTTTTCACATATGTCGGTTAACTTAATCGGTATTTGAGTTATTGTATCAAATTTAGGGTAAGTTTTACTACAAATATTATATGTTAAACCTTCTTGAATAGTATCTATAGTTATTTGGTCATCACAATTAACATAAGTGACATTTGTTGTTTCTGTGGCAGATCTTATAAAATAACAATAACATAGACAATTACAATCACCAGAAACTATAGTAATGTCATAGGTTGGGTCACAATCTATTTTACCTAAACTTAAAACATAAAAACAAGTATCTGCGGTTATAGATAGGTCTAATATTTCTATATTAACGTATGATGAGGTATTCGCGCTCAATCCACTAAAGTTAGAAATTATTGGTTCGTAACTCCCATCACATGAATATAATATATAACAATCTTCAACCATTACTTAATAAATAATCAAATGTTGTATTTTTTAATAAATGATTTCATATTATCAATATATTTTATAGTCGCACTATTTGAATCTATGTAGTCAAAATAGTTTGGATTTTCTTTTAATTTCATTATTGGGTCTAAATTAATGTAATCACCTTTGTAAAATTTTGTTGTTTTTAAGTCGTTAGTAACTCCTGCCATATGTAAGATAGGTCGTTTTTCATATATCTCAATACTATCAGTTGCCCAAGAAAAATCTAACTCTTTTGTTATTTCTGTTTTATGTCCATGTAACCAAAGATTCCAAAGTAAACTCCACATTTCTGCAGTCCAAAATTGAATCTCTCCTGGTGAAATTGGAAACCTTTTTTGATAATCTAACATTTGATCATATAATATAGTTGAATCTCGATATATTTTATCCCACAAATCAGAATCAGTATTTTTAATTAAGTATTGCCCACCACCCGCATTTTCTCTATTTTCTTTAACAATTTCCTTATTTAGTCCAACAACGTCAACCATCTCTTGTAAAAGTTGTTCTTTTTTAGAATTATGGTGTTGTTTTTCATATCTCTTACAACAATCAATAATATAATCATAACCAATATACCCAACTGTGTCAGATAAATATATCTTATCGTCATTAACCATTTTTTCAAAATCAGGCAAATTATTAAACATAATATCAGCATCGTGAAGGAAAAATAATTTTCCGTAATCAAGATTTGTTTTTAACCAACACGAAATAAGAAATGGTTTTATAGATGGTATATAATGTTTTTTTCTTCTAAAATCAGAGAAATGATGAACATTAATACCAAACTCTTTTAATTTTAAAGATTCTTCAGATGGTTTTGTATTACCAAGAACTAATCCTAAAACAACATGTATTTGATTTGGGTCAATCCCCTTTTCAATAAAATTATTCACATATAGTTTTATTTGCCAAATAAAGTATGGTACATCAGGTTGTGCTGTTACAAATAATATATTTTTCATTAGTGAAATAATAATAGTTATTTTTAATAAGTGAATTCAAATTAAGGGGGACAAGGACCTGAATCTGAAAATGTCCCACTACCTGATATTAGTGTTGGTGTGGGTAAAAGGTATCCACAACGATATTCGGAACTAGCAATACCAACCAAAAGAATTTGTAAGAACCCATCACAATCTGTATAATCAAAAGTAGCTCCTGCTGGACCGCCATCAAATAACCAATAAGTATCACAAGGTATTGGTGTTGGTGTAGGCGTTTCTGTGGGTGTAGGTGTCGGCGTTTCTGTAGGTGTAAGTGTGGGTGTTAGGCTTGGCGTTAATGTTGGTGTGGGAGTTTCTGTAGGAGTATAAGTTGGTGTAGGCGTATAAGTTGGTGTAGGTGTGGTCGTTACCGTATTTGTAGGTGTAAGAGTAGGTGTTGGTGTGGGAGTTGGTGTTTCGGTTGGGCTTAATCCTGGTGTAACTGTATTGGTTGGTGTAACAGTAGGTGTTTCCGTTACCGTTTGTGTTGGGGTTATAGTAGGTGTAGGGGTTTCTGTTGGTGTAGGAGTTGGTGATGGGGTTGGTGGTGGGGTTGGTGGAGCACAATATATTTCTTCAAATCTTTCACACCCAATTGAGTCTATTATTAATAAACCAACAGCTGGTGCGGTGTTAAATTGTGGTGGTAGTGTTATAGTAATCGGCGGAATTATTGCCGAACCAACATAGACACATTGATTACCATAAACATTACAACAATATGCACTAAATGGTGGGGTTAGTCCAAAAATACTTGTTATTGTTATTTGATTTGGCATTTTAAATACAACTTACACAAGATATGTTATAATCAATAACCAATTTTACAATTACTTCATTATCTTGCAACGGATTTATTGGAACTATTTCACATCCCTTTGGTATGTCTTCACAAGTTGTATTTATTGTAATCCTATTTGAGGGTATGTCTACGGTTGTTCCCGATATACCTAAAAATGAATCTAAAGTATTAACAATTGTTTCTGCCCAAATTTGATCGTTAGGGTAGTCGGTAGCTCCTGAGGAAGTGTAAAACTCTGTTTGAGCAGATTGAGAACTTATTTGGGCGTATATTGAAAAAGTCGCTTCGTTTATTATGCAATTTGTATCCCCACTTGTAAGATCTGAAAAACCTTCTAAATACATGGATCTAATTCCTCGTTTTGTAATATCCCCACTATTTCTAAATTCGTTACTACAAACATTATAATATCTATAATTTGAATATTTTTTTGTTCCGGTAAGAGTTTTATATTTTGTTAAAGTACAACCACTGGTGTCAATAACCGTACAACTATAAGTTCCTGCGGTAAGCCCTGACACAGTGCTTCCCGTTTGTGATGATGTTGTTCCACCGCTCCATATATAAGTGAATGGTGGGGTTCCATTTGTAATTAGAACAGTTATTGATCCGTCATTACCAATCGTGGGTTGTGTTGCAAATAAACTAAAAAACATTGATTGACTATTTCCAATAAAAATTGCAATAGTTTGAACACATGATGGTATTCCTGAGTCTTGAACTGTTAATACGTAATTACCATATTTTAACCCTGTAAAAGTGCTGACTGGTGTTGTGATTGATATTGGAGCATAACTAGGTCCGACTAATGTAAATAAGTATGGTAATGTGCCTCCAGTTGATACTTTTACATCTAATATGCCGTTATTTTGACCACAAGTTGTTCCTGTTGTAGCCGTGCTTAAAGTATATAGGTTTGTAGAACTTATTGTTGTTGTTGCCGTGTATGAGCACGCAATTGAAGATACGGTTACTAAGTATGTTCCATTCGCTAAACCGTAAAAATATTGGTTTGAATTGTTTAAAGTTCCCGTTTGTTGAATTCCTGATGTTCCTGAAATTGATATTTGTAAATTTGTTGCGGTGCTTAATCCATTATCAACCAACACTTGGATTATTCCATCATTTACAGAACAATTAGAATTTGTGGTATTAATTGCAACATTGGTAAATGAATTTGGGGTTAATAAACTAACACTATCATATGTGGTACAAAGGCCAGCATCAGTAACTAAAAATGAATATGATCCTGAAGTTAGTCCTGTGAAATTAACCGATGATCCAAATGTGATTTCCACTTGGCCTGTAGAAGCACTAAAGAAATAGGGTGGAGTTCCATTTATAACAATAAACTCAACTTCCCCATCGTTTTGAAAACAAGTTGGTTGATTTATAACAATAAATCCACCCGAAGATACTGGTGTTACAGTATTAACAGTAAATGACACACTGTTAGAACAACCATTAGGTTCCGTTACCGTTGCAATATAAGTGCCGGCAGTTAATCCAGTTACAGTGGCTCCGGTTTGAGTTAAAAGGCCGCTTGGACTCCAAGTTATTGTATATGCCGATACAGGTAAAGTTAAACCTGTTAAAAATATTTTACCACTTCCCGTTCCCAAACAAGATGCGTCATTAACAACATACCCACTAAAGGTAAATGGATTAGACGGATTAATTATTACAGAAGCGCTTTCTCCATCACAACCACCACCATCGTTTGCAGAAACATAATAAGTTCCGGCAGATAACGATGTAAATGTATAATCTGTTGATACCGATGTTCCTGAATTTATATAATTATCATCTCCGTCATATAAAATAAAGGTTGAAAATCCATAAACACCAGAAGTAAATCCTGTAACCTCTCCGTTATCTAATCCACATGTTGTATTTGAAGAATCTATACTTACGGTAGTTCCTGTTGATATATAAACCGATTTGATCTCAAACGCCGAACTACCATCCGTTATTTGTAAAAAATAAGTTCCACCTGAAATATTCTCGTATGAGTATATGTATGGTGCGGTTAATGCTGATGTTGGTAAAGGACAAGACGGTGAAATACAATTAACCGCAAATGGAGGTGTATCTCCACTTACTTGTAAATAAACTGCGCCAACATTTAGATTTTCACAATCTCCTGTTACATTATATTGTAGAATTGATATACTCATTATCCGTTACAGAATATTTCAAAGTTTATTCCAACATTCAATTCGAAGTCGTCAAAATTAGGTATGCAATTATTATTAAAGACGATTAATTCTTCTGTGTCTTCATCAATATTATAACTATAACCTAAAGTTAGTAAATTAATAAAAGAGTCTTTAACCGCAGTAACCCATTGTTGTGGTGTTGGAAAACTTCCTGTTCCAATTCCATTAAAAAACTCATAATATGAAATTACAACACCATTAATTCTAATATCAACATACCAAGTGCTTGTTGTTGTGTTTAATTGACAACTATTTGGGTCCACATTTTGAGATATAAAAAAGTCTTGTAATGTTTGAGTTAAAACAACGGCAAATGATGTAATGTTAGGATTACTATTCCAAGGATATAAACCACAAACAACTTCTTGGACCGGACAATCTAATACGTAAAGTTGTGTTGTAAGACTACAAGGTTTACATGGTATTGGTAAGAATTTACATCCTTCTTGTCTTCTCCATACAAACTTTTGTCTGTGAAATATTGAATTTTCCAATCTAACACCTGTATTCCAAATTGTAGTTGCTGGTACCATTTGTTCTACCAATCTAATCCAATAATCACCCATACCGTTTACAAAATCAATCATTGTTTTGTATGTAAAATTATTGTTTGGTATACCTGCCTGAGTTAAAGATTCCAAATACTTCCAATATATTGATTGGAGTGTTGGGTATCCACCAGTTTTACCATCGGTGATAAATTGCCTATTTCTTGTGTTAATCATGTTCCTCCAAAAAGTTTGAGCAAACTCAAAAAAAGTTTTTTGTTTTGGTTTTGGAACTATTCTTGTCCAATCTACCCCACCCGCCTTTGGATATTGGTTTGGTGGTGTGTAACATGGTGAAGGTGGTGTGTAAAATAATCCTTGTTCGGGTATTGGGTAGTTATATTCTCTTGACATTGACCAAACATCATATGATAAACCTTGACCAGGGTTAATCATAATATCCACATTTTTAACATTTAAAGTTAAACATTCCTCCCCAACGAAATAATAAGATGTAAACCCACCATCTGAAGAAGTTCTAAGGGTTGTGTTTGTATCAATCCAACTTTTTTTATTATCAATAACATTTCTTAGTTTAAACCCTAAATCCATATATGGAAAATACCGATACCTATACAAGTATTCTTGCCCATAATTAAAAGGCAATAGTTGTGTTTGAAAATTTGGGTTGTCTCCAACAAACACCTCATTTGTTGGTATCGCAAATTCTGGCATTCTATGGTCAGGAGTTGATTGATACCAACCACCACCAATTTGGAAAAAATAATCGTCAGAGGTTAGTGGCATTTTAGGACACCCAAAATTATCTAACGGATAATCATCTCTTGTGGTTAAGACATTGGCATTAGTTGTTGTGGTTGTAAATCCAGTATATTGTATTCCATGTATTGAAAATACATTGGTTGTTTCTAAGACCGGAAATTCTTGTGTATAATTCCCTAAACTTATTTGGGCGTATTGTTGATCAAACTCCGACATATTAATTCTTGTATCGGCAACATATATGTATTCATTAAAGTCTATTAGAGCTTCGGGAGCTCCAACCATTCTTAACAAACACTCAATTGATTTTCTAGTTCCTTTAGACTTAAAAAGATATGCAGAATTAATAATTAAATTTCTATAAAATTGATAATTAATTTCTTCGGGTGTTGGCCCTATTTGTAATCCTGAAAACTTATTTGGTTGTGTTGTAAACACAGCTTGTAATAGTTCGTCCTGAGATATTGGCGAAAAATTAGTAACCCAACCTAAAGTTTGTGCTAAATTTTTTAAAAGTTGTGATGGTATATCATTTTTAATTGTGTAATTAACACTATTAATATTACCTAATGTTGTTATAAAACTTCTTGTTTCGTCAAAACTTCTACCATATATTTGTAATAGTTTTTCAAATTTTTGATCTGGAGTGTCAAATTCTTTTAACGCCCCTGTTGTCATAAACCTAGATATTAAATTAGTATTATATTGATCTAAATTTAATGAAAAAGCATTAATTTTTTCTAAATAATTGTCAAATGATCCCGATATTATGTCTAAGTTCCATAATCCAGATCTTGGCCACATAACACTTTCTTTTATAATGAGATAACTACCATCATCTTGTTCAGTAGGCACAAAAAATTGGGCGGTATATGGTGGATTTATATTTCTATTTAATAAAAAATTCTCTACCGAATCAAAATTTAAATTAAAAACTTTATTTATTTCAAAGTCATTAGGTCTTACTACCAAATAATCTGATGTTGAGGTATAACCACTGAATGGATTTCCATCAACTATTATTTTTAATGTGGTTGAGTTGCTTGTTGTTGGATATAAATAATTTAAAGGGTATTGGGTTCCGTTTACATAAAGAACATACTTTTTATATTCCAACTTCATATTTCTCAAAGGTGAAACTGGCATCTCATAAAACATCATGTTTGTTTCTGCGTTTTGAGAATAATCAATTTCAAAAGGATTTTGAATTGATGTTAAATATATCTCTAAGGTTGTGTCGTTAGATTGTTGATCGTATGATATGTTTATTGCGGTTTCTTGTTTAACAAATTTTGGGGTAACAGGATTAACCTCAAGACCACCAGGATAATAGTTAATAATTTTTGTTACTGAAACAGAAAGTCTTTTAACTAAAGATCCGTATTGGGTAAAGTTAGTAACCTGCGATAAATCATAATTAGGATATACTCTATAATTTGTTGATAATATATCTGCCGCCTCTACTTGGTTTTGGATATTCATCGACTCTAAATTTATTGGATCAGAAAAAGTTCCAATAGTAAAAGTTCTATTTTGTTTTTCACTAATTCCGGTTGTAAAATTAAAATTAGCCTGTGTTAATCCTCCTCCAGTAACTAACTGAACTCCAACCAAATTGTTTGAGAATTGGTTGGCCGCACTACTTTGTGGTGGACAATATATATTATTAGATGCCATTAAGCGGTTATATTATTAAATGCCTTAGAAAAATCTATATTTTCTCCACGATTTTGTCTTACTTCATAAAGAAGACTATTAAATTGGTCTTTAATCTCATACAAATTGTATTGTTTATAAATATTATTATCAGAATCGTAAATAGTGTAAATACCATCCTCAATAGATTTGGTTTGATTACCATAAAGAGCAATTGCTAAGGTAGATATGTCTTGATCAACAATTTCAATTTCAGTTGTAATAGGGTTAAAGTAAGTATTTGTTAATATAATACTTTGGTTAGGTTGTCCAATAAATGGGGTTGCGCTTGGCTTATTTGTTGGTGATGATGATGGCGATAAAGTGCAAAACAATAAATTGGTAGAACCCTCAACATATCTATATCTTATTGATTTTTGTATTGTATTTGTAAGATTTTGGACAACAGGTTCACAATAAAAAGATGAGGTAACTATTCTAAAAAAGTTTGGTATTTTTGTTCCATCAGAATTTAAATACTCAACTCTAAACCCAACTAAACCTTGATTTACAAATTTATTTTTATATTCACTAGAAACATTATTTAAATCAATAACAATACCTTTCACATTTGGTAAAGACGATAAAACCCCACAATCTGTAATTACAGTTCTGATCTCGTTAGGTCGTATCATTAAAGTATAAATTCCAAGTTTGTTAAAAGAATCGGCGGGTAGTTTTAAATTATATAAACCACCTAAAATTTCAACGTTACTACCTCCTGTTTCATTATTATTAAAGTATGGTCGTAAAACATCTTGAGCATTTAATGTCGTTAAAACAAAGTTTTGTGTGTCATCTCTTGACTCCGTATATACCATAACAATTTGCACGTCTTCGGGACTTACATCTGCCGGTCTTATAGTTCCATAATTTCCTGTTGCCATATTTTAATTTTTTACCTTTGTTTATAAATATTTAAGTTGATATTTTTTCAACCTTAAAATATTTGTATCCGTATTTTTCTAAGTCGCCAACGTTATCAACTTCTCCTAATCTCATTATATTTTCTAGTGGAGTATTTTTTCCTCTTTCAATATAAACGTCTGTAATTATCTCTCCCTGATCGATTACGTTTAATAATCCCTCATCTTTTGTTATTCCTGTCATCACAATTTCTCCCGGTAAAAACCCATAAGAATCTACAACATAAATTGTATAATCTTCATAGTCGTGATAAATCATGTCGTTAATTGTATATGCGGTATAAGTTCCTGATGGATCAACACCATAAAAAGTTCCAACTCCACCTGTTGTTCCTGTTACCTGAACACCCAATTTAAATTTACCACCAACTAAATTAATTTTAGGTCCAAATTGTGCCAAGTCATTTAAATTAGATTCCGTAAAACCTGTAATTGGAAATGGAACTGTTGTATTATTAAATGAATAATAATCATTAATATTAGTGTTTGAATCTCCCGTAAAAATATAATCATAACTAACAGGTGTTCCAGTCCAACTACCTGACGCCGAAAAGAATGTTATAGATCCCTGTGGGTTTGGTATTGTCACATTTGTGAATGGAGTTAAAATTGGTTTTTGAACCTTTGATATACCCCAAGGCGAATTGGCGGTTAATGTTATTGTATAATTATTTTGTGCTGTCGGGTAAGTGTGAGTTATTGGTGTAATACCTAAAACTACCTGAGTTGGTGATCCATCACCCCAATCTAATGTGAATGTAACCAAACTCAAAAACTTAATAAGTTCTAAATCAGATGTATTATAAAAAACATAAGTATATGGATTAATTGTGTCGGCAGTGGCGATAAAATTATTTAAAACGTCAGCTTGTATTATCATCCCATCAAAAGGAGAATAATATCCGATATCTACCGCAGATTCCGTTATCATTATATTAACAGAAAGTCCCGTTAAAAATGATGTTCCACCTGTGTTTCCACTTAAAATATAAGACATAGGAAGATAAACACCTGTTTGTCCAATGTCAGATAAAGTTTGTGTTGAATTTGTAAGACAACAAGGGTCTATAAAATTTGTAATATCAGTTTCACCAGTAAAACCTACAAAAGTAAGATCACTTTTTACATTTTCAGGTGATATAATAAACTTATAGTCAGTAGATTCCATTATGGGTTTACATATTCGTACCAGATTATCGGTGATATACTATCTCCAACTCTAAGTTGAGTTGAGGTAGAAATCACTTCGTAAGTTTTATTAGGATAATTTAAATCCACCCTATAATAAAGGTAATCGGCATTATTGAATTGAAATTTGTTTGGAGTAATTAAATCTTGTCTTGTGTTAGTCATTTGTTTAAAAATTCCAAGTCTTGCATTAAAAAACTTAGCTGTCATATAAAATTTAGACACATCAATAAAGTTTTTGCTTCTTAACCAATAAATATAAAAACCTTCTTTATCTGCTCCAATACTATCTAAAACCATTGTTGGTTTTTTAATTTGGACTTGTGGTAGAATAGGAGATAATAAAACACTTTGTGTGAGACCTTGTTGTATGGGCAAAATTATTGAAAGATATAGTTGTTGTGTTAGTTCGTCTGGTGTGTCATAAAAATCTAACTTGAAGAATGATTTAGTAAAAGGTTTTGAAAAATAATAAATGTCTTGTACGGAAAATCCTTCATTTAAATAAGTGCTAGACCAATTACCAATTGTATTTGCGGTTATTGGAGCTGTATCATCATAAAAATTAAATTCATAATTTATGTCGGTATTAAAGTTTTGAAAAATATTATTAGAAAATCTAGCAACTTCAAAATCTGCAGCAATTCCGGTAACCTCTTTAATCGCCTTTGTTTCATATTCGGAAATACTATCATCACGACCCATAAAATCCCACTGCATGTTAACAGGAATATTTACAAACTTGTTAATATCATTTTTTACTATTTTAATTCTATTCGCAATCATCAACGATAGGTTCTGGTATTGTATTTATGTTTATTGGGACTGCCCCTGACAAACCATAGTCACTTGGTATGTTGTAAGTTTCTGGTGTAATTCTAAAAATTGAATTTAAAAATGGGTAATGAGCATCATTTAAATAGGGATAATCAACCCCAATTCCATCGGTGTCTATAAAACCATATGGGTATAAGTCTTTCCACCTAAAAAGTGCGTTAGTTGTTGAGTAATAAGAATAGTCAGGAATGCCAACAACATTTAGACTATCACCTTCTTCAATGTAATCAGAAAAAGATCTGATTTGTATTGCTTTGTGTGGTTGGTAAAAATAACCATAAGTATTATAATAATCTTGTGTTGTAGCAGATAAAGTGAACCAACTATTATTGTAGGTTATTTTATGTTGATATTCTGATATAACTCTTTCTAATTGTTCAAAATTATTCCATTCACAAAAATCACCATCTATTGTGTCCCCGCTAACTAAAAAATCGTTATAAAAAAATGGACCGTTACCCAATAAAGAATTATATTGACTTTGATTTATTATTGTGTTTGAGTTTACATTATTTTGATCCCACCAAATCTGAGGTTTATTTTTATCTAAATAGGTGTTAAAATGCCAACCTTGTTTTAATTTTTGTGTCCATCCAAAATAACCCCTCCAAAGTGTTGTAAAATATAATTGACTAATTGGTCTTTTTTGATTATCTAAAAGTGTTTGTGTATTAACATCACAATTAAAAGACAGACTATAAGATCTTGATCCTTCTTTAACTGATGTTCTTTTTATTTGATTAGGAGTTAATTCTTTTATTTCACATTTTTGTTTATTATTATAAACATTTTGTTCATATCCAGCATTTACTAATACCGCACATTCTGAATTTGTTAATATTTTATGTTTTCTAACATAATACTCACTAATAGTATCTGCGGAGTTTGCTGGAATTAAAACCCTTTTAAATGTTCCCTGACTTAGAGTTAAAAATGTTGATCCTGTATATCCAACATTACGAACATTAAAAATATAATTTTCAGATCCTGCTCCTCCGTCCCCTAAACTTGACACTTGGAAAAATGAATTCCCATTATAGTTTGTGGATAGTAATACAAATTCTCCAGCGGACAAACCATGTGTTACCGGACATTTAAAACTAATAAATCTTGTTGTTTGATCCGAACCAAACAATATTACATATGGTATTCCGTCCGATGCTGTCCAATTCCAAGAAATATTTGTATTAGGTTCTATTGCGTATAATTTCTTATTGTATTCATTTGCAAATGCATAACTTAAATAATGTGACCAATTATATGTTGTAGCACTTACTGATTTAAAATCTAAATGTCTTCCATTTCCAATCGTATACCCTGAAACATCATTGTCTGTTCTTATTAAATCAAACTCAGGGTATTGTGGAAATCCATCCCAAGGTATATTTGGATTAATTGGTTGTGGTGGGACTGATGGAACGTTTCCTGAGGGATAGTATGAAGAGGCATTTTTAATTGCATTTGTATAATATAAATTATCCCTAAATGGTGGGTATACGGTTGACCCTGTATATGCGTTTTCAAAAACCATCATAAATTTACAAACAGGTCTAAAAGTAAAAGATAACTGTCTTTCCTCATCAAAAACGGTAGAAAGACTTAAATCAACACTTCTATCAAACTCAATAAGTTCTTTCTGTGTTTGGACTAAAGGAATATTAAGTTGTTGGTCCTGTTTTGGGGCCCCCTTATATCTCTGTGTCGACTCAATTATTCTTGTTGTAGGATTTATTTCCATATTATTCTACTGTGGGGACATAAAGTTTATAAAACCTATTAATGGCTGTTTTTCCATTATTTAATCCAAAGTAGAAGTGGTAAGGAGCTCCTACTACAATAGGTGATGATCCAGGTGCTCCTGTGGCAGGAGCAGGAATGGTGATTGGGAGTGGGTCTCCATTAATATCAAAACTTGCAAGATATCCAACTTGGGTTAAACTTGTTTGATATTTTTCATTAGGGGATATGAAATCCAAATCTTGATATTTTTTCATAAAAAATCCTTGACCTGGTATTGCATCTGTATACCAATTATTATCCTCAGATCCAAAAATGTTTGCGGTTCCGGCATATGTTGTGGGAAGTGTAATTGACCACTTATAATGTGGCACGTTTTGTGACTTTGGATAACCAAATTTTTGTTCTAATAAAGGACTAAAGTTATATGTTTCAATTCCAGGTGACATTATTTTTCTATATCTTATATCAGGTGTACTAGCGGTAAAGAATAACCCCATTATTGGTTTAATATCGTCAGGTTGGATTGAGTTTGGTATTCCGTTTTGATTATCTCCAAAATAAATATATTGGTTACTAGGGATATTTTCGGTGATAAAAGGTAAAACTTTCCATTCTGAATTTATTGATAACATTTGAGACCAATCGCCATCAATTCTGTATCCACCTCTAGTGCTATTAAAGAATTGTACGATTCCCTTACCCTCACTATTATTTCCTCCATTAGAAATTGGTATTATTCTTTGTCTAACACCTTCGTTTAGAATTCTAGATAAAAAACCAAGCTGAACAATATCAGAATTATCTTGATATGAGGTCGATTTAATTTGGTCAGAATAATACGAACCAAAACCATTTTCGCCAGCTGAACAACAAATTTCATTAATAAAACTATCTCTAGGCCCTAAATCAACAACGGTCGTTGGAAACTGTATTTGTTTTTTGTTATATCCTGTTCCTGGAAAATCATTAGCAATACTAGCGGGTATTAATGGTGAAATTGTTGGGGAGTTTTTTCCTATAAAATTTTGTGTCACACCATTCCAAGGTGAAGATCTATAAAAAAATATATTTCTTAACTCATTAAAAACGATCACATCTTTACAGTAGTTATATGTGGGTTCTTGTAATAGACCAAGTGTTGTTCTTTTGTTAAAGCTAAACATATATAATACTCCGTTAATCCAATTGTTTTGGAATGTTTGAGCAAATACTCCTCTACAAGCGGCAAAGTTCATAGTAAACCTAACTTTCCATTCTAAAAATAATCTTGCGTCGTCATCAAATTGGGCTAAGTATGTTTTATTTAATAAACAATAACAACCATTTATCATTCTATTTGCAGGAACAGAACATGACCCTGCAGGTAAAATACCAACATTTGATCCTGAACCACTATAACACTCTAAAGGAACCATACCTTCACAAGTTAATGTTTCTGTCAATCCAAATGTTATTGGGTCTTCATCATATGAATCTCCACTTGGTAAATCGCCACCTGCAGATATTGTAGGTTCTGTCTGAAGACCGGTATCAGCATAAATAGCAAAATTATTATTTTGATGAAGACCATATCCTGTATGAGACTCAACACCATTTTCTATTTTAGTTGATGTTGGTAACCTATCACTTCTCATTACAAGATTAGTGTGTTGGAATTGGACACCTGTTAATCCATATCTATAATAAGCTGGTGAATATAACGCCGAAAGGTTACCCCCAACTGATGGATTGTTAAACCACCCATCACAATTATTATAGTATTCTTTTTCTTGACAATTTTGATCACACCCACCAGGACAATTTGTTGTATTTGTATTAATATTATCAGTTTTAATTATTTTAGTAAATGTAGATTGATTTAAATTCCAAGCTAAAAATGCGCTACCACCAACATAAGCCCCAGCAACTAATGGGGGGAACGTATAATTTGTTCCACTAATTAAATTTGTTAAATTACCACCAACTGTTAGTTGTAATGATGTTTGCCAGTTACTTGGTGGTGGTGATCCTCCAAGCGGACTATAGTTACCAATACCCGATAATAAAGTATCGTCGGTGCATAAATAAAAATAGGGTAAAGTAGATGTAAAAGCACTAAAACTTGGAGCGTCAGGTGTAAATGTAAATGAAGGGAAATATAAGTTAGATACGTTATTAGTAGCACTTACGTGACTAACAGGTTTATCACCTGAAGCAAAAATGGTATAACCCTGTATTGGTTGATTTATATAGTAAGATCCTTCAATACTAACACTATTATTTAACGATGTGTAACCAAATATTTTAGATAAATCATATTTAACCGTTTGTTTTTGGGTAAACGCATCAACACCTCTAACAAAAATACAGACTTCTAAACCTTGATAGTTATTAACCTTTGTTATTACATCACTAATGGTTCCCATAGCAAAGTTAGGTGATGACACAGGACATCCCGGTCTTAAATATCTAATGTCGTATGACAAATACCCACTTGGAAAGTAAGCCGATATAGCTGTTGTATTTTGTAAAGTTAAGAAATTACTTACCGTTAAACCTGTTATAAGTTGAAAATACTCAACATCGGTTGGGTATTGTAGATAAGCTTGTTCCACACTACTATTACCTGAAACTGATAATTGACTAACTTGTGGTAAATTAAGGACTACTTGACTTGATAATGAGTTCGTCTGGGAAGTCGGATCTGCATAATTTATGGTAACAGTTGTTTGACCTGTTAATGTGGTACCAGTAATTGCGTTTGTTCCAAATTGATTTAATGTTGCCCCCGTTAGGTTTATTAATCGATTAGGTGATAGTGGGTCTGTAAAATTTGGGTCTTGGAACGAACATAGATTACCAACACCAATTTGAGATGATGTTCCAGGGTTCATTAAAACAACAACAACTTGGTCTAAAAATGGTGTTGATCCTGAAGTTTGATTAATTGTTGTTTCAATTTGATTTACTTGTCCACCTGAGTTAAAATATTTATTCCTTAGGTTAAAGTCATTTAATCTTTGTGGGAAAGTTGGGTCTATTGGATACGCAAAGTATCTCTCATCAGAATTACTCGCAAACAAACCATCTTTATCTGCGGACCATAGGAATGGTTGTGGAGCATGTAAAAGATATTTTTCATTTTGATATAATCTATTTGGATTGGTTGAAGATAAGACATCATACCCCGAAACTATTCTTCTATAATCTAAAGAAGCCTGAATTGCTAAGTCTTGGTTTATATCTTGATCACCAATTAAAGTTCCCAAACTTTTATATGGCCCTGTTAATGGTGGTGGAAAGCATGGGTATGGTTCATCGTTGTCTGAGTTTTTATTTAAATTAGGGTGTGATAATTCGTAGGATCCAGCAGAGTTAATTGGGGCTATTACTGAATTTGCAGGAATTAATGTCATGTCATAAAAACTTGAAGATCCTCCTTGCGCCGCGGCTGTAATTTCATTCTGAACTGAGTTTGTGTCAAAATCATCATCTAATTCCGCGTTTTTACAATCACAATCACAACTAGTGCAATCAGGATATGCAATCATTGGTAGACCAATTCTTGGGAATCCTTTAACTTTAATCGCCGCAAGTACTGCAAATGCAGTAAATGCTGCGGCTAACGCTATTTTAAACGCCGCAATTGCAATCTGAGCAAAACCCCATAATATTAATCGTATTGTTTCCCCTAAGAATCCAGCATTAACAACAACACCAAGTCCAATACTTAGTATACCAAGTCCGGCGTTTATGGCCGCAGCTCCCGTTTGGAACGCTTGAAGTCCCGACACAACAGCGTCATAGGTTAAATAAATTCCCAATGCAATAAGAACATATTTTAATATAGGCCACATAAATGCGATTAAATGCGCAACAAATAAAAGTGTTAAGATTGGAAATGTTAATATGTTAATCAATATGTTGAATACGAAGAATATAAAATCAAAATTTCTAATTATGTCGTTTACTGGAAACGTGTTAGTATTTGATTTACACGATCTATTGTCAATTTCTTTTATACCTAAGTGTCTCGCTCTTCCTATCCCATTTTTATATCGATCCAAAAACATGGCGGTAGTGTAAACTTTATTATAACCAAAAGCATAAAAAGTATCTTCACAATTAATCGCCTCTGTAACATTTACATAATCATCCCAATCTGTTGTAAACGCATATGATTTATACAATTCAAATAATGGTTGTGGATACTGCGTAAACGATATGTTTTGAACTTGAGTTGAGTCCACTGGGGTTGCAATAATTTGAAATGTGTCTCCGACCAATATTGGTATTGAGTTTAAAGTTCCAATATATGGTTGACCATTAATTAAAATTTGATATGATTCTACGTTTATCGTATTTAAAACGGATAAACCAAAATTAATAAAAAATGGCACCGTTGTTCCTGATGTTTGCCCAATTGGAATTGTGGGATAGTTGTAAACCGATGATTGATTATTTGTAAATGGATCAGTACCGGAAGATGTCCATCCATATTCTTTTACGTTTGGAACCAAAAAGTCTGCCTTTAAAAAACTACTTTGTAGTCCTTGTTCATTTTGCCATCTAAACTTAAACCTATATTTACCTGTTGTTGGAATTCCTTTTTTAGGGTCATTAGATATTATTTGTTGTCCAAATTCGTTTGTAAAAACGTAATCCATATTCATTGGAACATTTAACAAATATGTTCCGTCACCATCAATTACTTTTCCTCCCTCTTCTATTTCATATTTTTCTAATATCGGCAATCCATTATTATCGGAAAATATGGTTTGTCGTATTGCACTTATTTCACCAGGACCAGAAACTAACTCACAAAGATTACCCGTATTGTTTTTTGGTTTACAACCAACCTTTAACGCATCATCATCTGTTGTAGAAATAATAGACCCCATGAATATTGAGGTAGGTTGTATATTAATATTTGCTTGTTTTGTTAAATCAAAATCCACTCTTGTAATACCAATTTGACAAAGATCTGCGTCACCCCAAAATGGTCTAACATCAACATCAAATACTAAATTTTTAATTTGTGGTAATTCTCTTAAATTAGTTGAGGATTTAAATCTGGCACCATTTACTTGCGTTTCTGTCGCTAAACCTTGTTGTATTAAGTCTTGTGGTGAAAGAGAAAAACAACCAATATCAGATAAATCAATATCCATTACTATTGTTTGTGTTCCAACTGGAACCCCAAAAATCATAAAATCACCACTATCATTTGTTGTTACGGTAAATCTATAGTATTTGTTAAAAACCTCAATGTAAGAACCATCCATTAATACATCCCCTTTGTTTGGAAAAGATCCGGTAGATGTGTGTCCGTTATATGATGGCAATTTTGGGAGTAAGTTGTATCTATAACCTTCTTCAGTGGTATCTGAAATAGTTTTAAAAGGATAAAGTTCGTTAATAACAGGATCTAATTCGTCTGTAGGTTCTAAAGGAATAAAAACAGAAACTTTTGCATTTGGTAAACCAAAACCGTTATTTACAAAAACTCTACCCGTAACAATACCGTAATCCGCACAAAATCTTGTATATATATCATTTGATAAAATTTTTAAAGAAAGTATTTCTAAAGATTCCCAATCTTGTTCTAAGTTTACATTGATATACTTATCAATACCAACTTCGGTTCTTATTCTATATGATTTTGGCATTAAAAAATTGTTTTTTTGATAAATAGTTTATTTCCCATTTTCATAGAAACATACACCTTATTAAAAAAAAATAAATCTCTAGGAGAAATTAACTGACGTAAGATTCAATACTCTAATATTTATATCCTTATTAGGATATCTAATTTGATAAATTTGAGTTGGTGTTGCAAATAGAGTATCTGCGGTTGGTCTTATCTGTCGTGTTACAGGGTCTGAATATGGCATAGATGTTTGACTTGATGAATATTGACCACCGACTTGATTAAAAAATAAAATGTCTGAAATGCTAACAATTCCATTTTCTGTTTGAATTAGTCTTTTTAGTTCTGAAGTATTAACATTTTGACCTAACTCCCTAACTAATGGGTTAAAGAAATTTCCAACAATTTGAATTGTTTTTGCAATTATAGCTCCTTGATTTTGACTATTATCTAAAACAACATCAACAGTAACCGCTAAGTCTATTGTTTCTGCCGCCTCAATTGATATATAATCATTTATCATTCTATAATTTGATAAATAGTTAGCCACATTTTGT